AACACCTTTGTGAAAGTCGCCACTAATAAGATAGTTTAGTGCAAAGTTACCTGTGCTGATCCAGTCTTTAGGATCGTTGAATCCACTACTCATGCCTGAGATGGATTTTGTTAAGTCCTTACGGAACTTAGTCGGATCGAATGATTTATTCGCCATATTATTCTCCTATCTAAAAAGTTGGGCAACTAAAAAGGGTTGCTCTTTAGCAAAGCAACCCTTTTAGCTTGCTCTTACTGTCCTTGACGTGCTCTAATCATTGCTAGAATATCGTCTGCGCCCGCGCCTACTGCTTTGGCCTGATCTACTGTCGGAGCTGCTACTGGTGCTGCTTCTGGAGCCGCTTCTGGTGCCGCTTCTGGAGCCGCTACTGGTGCTGCCGGTGCTGGTGTGGATGCTTTTACAGGATCACCTGTACGCTGTGCCATACCTGCTGGACGGAAGTAATTACTCCAACGTTCTGCATCATATGCTTCACCGTCTACTGACGCTTCAAACATTTCTTGCATAACCTTTAGTTCTACATCACCTGGCTTTTTAGGAAGGAAGTCACTTAAATTAAACAACCCGTGTGTATTAACTGCATTCATTTCAGTGTCACCTAGTGGACGATCTCTACGTGCCCAATTAGATGTTGAATAGTCTGCATAACCGCCTTTACTTGTTTTGTTAAGACGGAAGTCTACACCAGCAGTATAATCTGTTGGTAACTCTTCCATATCCGGATCCATAAGCGCCTGCTTAATGATTTGGAAGATTTGTGGACCAATAATAAATCTACGGATTGGATTCTCCGGAGTTTGATCATCGGATAGCGGGTTATCAGTTACAAACCCTTGGAAGATATAAGAACGTTTCTTCCAATACTTGCGACCCATATCTTCAAGACTTGGATCTTTAAACCAGCCACGTACTTCGTTTAGAATGTTACATGTTTCGCCGTACATTTCCATACACGGAATTTGTACTTGTACTGGACGTGAGTCTGTCTCACCTTTAATACCTGCAAATGGAAGTTTAATTACTAAACGTTCTTTCCAAAAGAAAGTATTATCGCCATCGCCATCTGGAAGGAAACGTAGAACCGAGTTCTCGCCTTCTTTCATATTCCAAAATGGGTAAATGCCGTTATCACCGCCTGATGAGCGGTTGTTGTTGTTACCTGCTTCTTGCTCTTTGAGCTTTGCACGGATTTCTGCTAATGATGCCATAGTTATGCCTCCTAATTGTTATGCCTATGTGCAGTAGCTATATTGCTACTAGTGCCTATTTTGTATATAGCACAGTTGTTATTATACACTCTGCTATTTACGTTGTCAAGTCTTTTTTTAAAGAAAAAGAAATAAAACTTATAACAGGACTATTACAGCCCTGATAATCTACGTATATCGCCTAGTTCTTCGTCTTGTTGTATCGTTGGTTCCATTTCAGTATCTCTGTAGCCCATTACTTCTGCTACTTTGTTATTGATCATTTCAATAAATTGTTTAGCAGGTGTAATAAATTTCTCGCCGTAGTCTTTCTCTACCATTGTTAGTACTGCTGTTTCACCTTTTGGAAACTGTCCGTTTTCTCTATCAAAGTAACTTAGTATGAACTCGCCTAATGGTGTCTTTTCGTCCTTTTCAAGTGTAATCTCGTCACCGTCTGGACCGTCAATTTTGTCACCTTTTTTCTTGCCGTTCATTTTAGCTTTTGCTACAGCACCTGAATATGCATTACCTTCGCCTTGTGCTTGTTGTTGCTTTGCCCAAAGTTCGTTTGCATGATCTTGACACTGTTGCATCATGTCTTCTGGATCTTGCATTTCAGTATCCATATCAACATCATGGCCTAATTTGCTACTTGGATTGGTACCATGTGCATGTACTCTAATTGACTTAGGATGCACAACTGGCTTACCGTTAACTATTGTTGCTGTGTACTCTATATCTGCTCCGTCTTCTTCACCGTCGTCACCTGTAGCATAACCTTGAAACTCTCCATCAAAATGTTCAGGATCAAAGTCTTCGGCATGCATTGCTGCCATATGCTTCTTGTACTTTGCAGTACCTTTTTTGTGCGGGCTGTTACCTTCACCAAACTGTCCCATCATTTCTTCAAATGCATCTTCAATAGCTTGTTCATCTGTTGTACCCGAACGTGTAGTCCACCCACTGTTTAATTCTTTACCAATGCGTTCTACTTCTACATCCATATCACCGGCTTGCATATTCTTTTTACGAATTTCATTATACAAACAAACTCTTGGATCATTTAAACAACCTTGTTCTAGTCTGCTGATCATTGTTTTGTCCATGCCGTTGCTTGACAATACCGTTCTTAATATATGTAAGTCTTGATCATACTGTTTCATATTGTCAGCACGACCTTGTTTAAAGTCAGCAATCTTACCTTTAGCCCAATCAATAGGACCTTCTTCTAATTCTTCTAATGTTACGTCTTGTGCTTTTGTTGCTTCACTTACAAGATTATAAATGTATGGAAAAACATCTTGTAATTCTTCGTTAAACTGTTTGATAGTAAGTTGATCAATCCAATTTTCTGCAACATCACTTGGTACATCTTCTAGTACAGGTGTTTCAAAGCCGTCAACTGCTTCTTTATAATAACCTGGTTTTTGTAAATTTGAAATTTCTTTTTTAATTGCTACTGCACGTTCTTTAACAATGTCTACATATCCAGCTAGACTTTCTGCCATTACACTTGAACGGCCCATATAAGTTTTAAACTTACGTAACTTGTTTAGTTCTTCTGACAAACCTACAATATGTTTACCAAAGTCATCATAAGGATAACCGCCTTCTGCAACATGTGTTGCCATTGCTCTTGCACCGCTTAGGTGTTTGTAAGGATATTTAAACTTTTCACCCTCTGCATTTTCAATATAAATTTTGCCAATCTTTTGACTTCTGGCTCTGCTATTCTCTTCTACGCTAATTGGCGTAGAATGTTTTATAGATAATTTTGCGTTTCCAAATTTTTGAAAACTTGTTTTATCTGTTCCATACATTGTTGACTCTGTCATCTGTTCTTCCTCAGTGCGGTTTGACGCTAAAAAGTTGTAATCTCTGCGATCTAAGTTTGATTTTGTAATATTTCTAGTATCAAAATTTAACATTCTTTTCTTGCTGAATACTCTAAGCTCTTTAAGAAAATTATACCAATTGTCTCTAGTCATTGCGTCTTCATTAGCAACAAAATCATTACTATACATAACACTTAAACTAGTATCGTCAATACTAATACTTACTTTACCTAATGCTCTGTTTGACTCTTTGTACTCAAAGTCAAAGAAACGAGCTTCTTCAGGTACATTAGTTATTTTTCCTTCTTCGTCACCAATAGTAACATTCGGAAAACGTCCTCGAACTTTATTAAATAGTTCATCTGCTATGTTGTCAAGATTCTTCATAAAAGTATTTATCAATAATTGCTGCTAACGAAGATTGGCATGGGTGCTTCGTAGTCTTCAATATCCTCTGCTTGATTAAACGAATTGTACACTCTAGGATCCCAGTCTTTTAACACACTCATCATTCTGATAGCAAGTAATGTTGCACTTACTAAATCATCACTCATACCAGATTTTGCTTGATAGCTTGAACCTGTAGCAACAAAGCCTTTAAGTTCAGATACAAACGGTTTGCTGTTGATAATCATTTTATCGTTTTCAATCATAGTCTTTAATCTACTACAAGCAGTTACTTTTGTGCTGTGTGTAGTATTAAATCCTTTGCGGAATTTACGAACGTGTCCCTTGCGGATAGGCTCACTGACGAACAAACCCGGAATGTTCTCTTCTCCGTAGTCGTTTATAACGATAAGGGCAGCCTCGCCTAGTCCATTGTTCTCCACGCTCCAGTAAATTCCTTGCGGGTTTTTAGTTTGCTCTTCTAGATACTTGCATATATCACTTAACACTCTAACTTGTCCGGGTATTGCAGTTTGATTGTGTTGCCATTCGGCAACTTGTTCGTAACTAGGTAATTCAAAAACTTGTATAGCAGCATTATCGCCACCTGTGCCCATACTAGGATCAAGTGCTACTGCATATGTATATTGGCTGGTTGGTTTTTTATACCAACGTGTTTGCCCCATATTAAGTATAGGGCTTCTGCCGTCCATGGTTGCAAGTTTAATACTGTTGATTAATGTTTCGTCAAATACTAAAAATTCACAACCATACTCACGTCTAAACTTTTCTTCGCCAATGCGTCCAATTTCTTCTGTCTTCCATTCTTCATCTCTATCGGGATGTTCGTGCCACTCGGCAACAAAACTATGAAATCCATTTATTCCAAGCTCTTGTTCATTGCCGTGTGCATCAAACTTTTCTTCTGCTTGTTTCCAAATAGTAGCAAATGTATCTTCATCACTGTTAGGCGTACTAGTAATAATAGCACGACCACCTGTTGCTAGTGTAGGAGATATTGATGTCCAAAACTCTTCAGCAATGTTAGGCATAACAAATGCAAACTCGTCACAGTACAGTAACGAAATACTCATACCACGTCCTGTGTTGCCTGTTGTTGTTTGTGCTACAATACGTGAACCATTTTCAAATTCAATCGATTGTTTGTTATAACTTGTAACACCTGCACGTATATGATCAGGACAAGTCTCATACACAAAGCGTATGCGTGACATAATTTCTTGTGCGCCTGTGTATTTGTGTGCAGCAACTAGAATAGTTTGATCTGGTTTAAACATTGCATACCATGCTAGGTAGATACTAGCACAGGTAGTTTTACCTGTTTGTCTAGGCATCATATTAATATTAAAACGATAGTTATGATAACTGTGCATCAGTCTTAACTGATACTCGTAAGGATCAAATAACAGTTTTCCCTTCACAGGATGTTGAATAAATGCAAAGTGTTTTGCAAAGTGTAGATACCCTTCGTCAGGATCCATGCACTTCATCAAGTCTTCTACTTGTGCATTTGTAAATGTTTCTTGTTTATTGGCTTTCTTAATTAAGACGCCGTCTAGTGATGCTGCCATAATAATATTTATTCAAAAAAATAGGCCCCGAAGAGCCTATTGATTAGTTTAAGGAATTAAGCTGATACGCAGTTGTTTACTCTTTTTCCGCCCTTCATTTTAGTTTTAGGGCTTCCAATCTTTTTACCATCCCAACATGCTGGACCGCCTGCTGGTGATTCTTTTTCACTTACTTTTTTGTCGACTTTTTTTTTAGAATACTTACCTTCTAATGCTGCTTTTAGTTCTTCTTTAATACGTGCTTCTAACTCAGATGTATCATCGCTATCGTCTTCAACAGCCATTGGGTTGTCGCCATCTTGTGTAGCAGGGTATGCTTTCTTCTTGCGGTTCAAATCATTACCATCTGGAATAGCATCGCTCATATCACCGTATTCTGGATCTGGTGAATTGGCATAATTTTCTTCAGTTGGTTCATCAGGTTTACCAACTATTAAGTCTCTCATAGTAGCCATGTCCATTTCTTGGTCATCGCCATCTGGTGCTGGTAACATTTTTGGTTCATCTGTAACTGCTGGACCCATCTGTGTAATGCCAGCAGCATCTGCATCATTGCAATTAAGTCTGATACATTATCTTTACCTGATGCTGTAATACTTACTGTTACTGGTTGTCCACCTTCTGACGCCATTGGCATTTCTTGTCCTGCCATCATTGGGCTACCACATTCTTGTATAGACTCTAAGATAGTTTTCATACTGTTAACATCTTTTGTATCAGCGGAAGGTTTATCACCACTTGCGGCTGCATCCATGTTTTGTAAAATATTTTTCATATCCATTTTTTTAACTCCCTACAGTGCTGGCACTGTTTTCTTTGTTGTCAATATCTTTGCTATCGCCTACGTGTACGCCTTCAGTAGGTTCATGATCTCGTTCCTTACGGGCAGTTTCTAATTCTTTTAGTAATCCCATTATGCGTTCTCCTGCTACTTCTTTTTGTGCAGATTCGCCACCCATATCTTCTTGTGTTAATAACACATCGTATGTAGTTTCTTCTGGAGCGTCTTGATATTCTTCTCTAGGATCATTCATATTGCGCACAATAATATATGCTTGATCAACACCGCAACACTTGCCTAAATACTCTTGTAATACTTGCGGCGTAGTTGGATAGTTAACTTCTGCTTCAAAATATGTTACTTCCATATTTTGTAATTGTGGAAAATCTAATGGACGTTCTTGAATTGGTGTTTTCTTGCCTGCTGTTATATTTACAACATCATATTTTTCAAGTGCCATTTTCATTTGTTGCACACATTCATCTGGACAATTGCCAGCAATGCCTACTTTAAACTCGTATGTTTTTTTTGCTTCTGTAAGAATTTCATTAAATTTGCGCATGTTATGTTTCCTATTATATGTTATTTATCATTATCTAGTCCTTTTAGACGTTCTAATAGACTATTCCTGTCAGTAACAACATAACCTTCACCGTTAACGAAATCATCGCCTTTGGCTCCTTTGTCACTATCTAATTTTTCTTTCTTTAATTGTAACTCAACCATTTTTAGTTTTTTGTCTAACTTAGCAACTTTAGCATCAAGGTTTGTTTTTAACATATTACCAGCAACTTCAAATACTCTGCCACTGTAACGTGCTTCTACGTTCATACCTAAGTCCATTAAGTCTTCGTATGCTTGCATTGCTTTGTCTGATACTTCACTAAGTTCTTTATCAGCTAAATCACCTAAACCTTTTACTTGCGGCAATGCACTTGATATCTTATCAAATTCGGCAATGTCTCGCATTGTTTCTTGTTGTTGTTCAAGATGATAAGACTGTTGTTCAGTCTCTTGCATTTCTGCATCTTTTATAATTTCTTTGCTCTCGGGCAAATTTAGTAAGTCTTCTAGTTTCTTGGTCATGTGTCCTATACCATTATATGCTAGTTTTATTTATCTTCTTTTGCCTTGGTGAAACATATCTTGTTCATTTATAATTCTAAAGAAAATATTTTTTTGACTGCACCACGCCCTTGCAGCTTGCCACTTAGCTTGATTAATTACGTAGTGTGCTTGATTGTGTTTACTACGCCCAACCTTTTCGCGTAGAGTTTGATTAGCTGGCTTAACTTCTATTAACTCGACTCGCTTTTTACCAACTTTGTCACCATATACTATAAAAAAGTCAGGCACGTATATTGTGTTTTTTCCTGTTAATGGATTTCTATACGGAATCTTTATTGCTTCACTTGCCCATTGTTCAACACTAGTATGCTCGTCACAAAAACGCATAAAAGCAAATTCCCAACTACTGCGGTATGTTGGGGTTTTATTTCCAACATACTTTTCAGGAAATTTTAAAGTATATTTCCCTTGGGCAAATTTGGCCATTAGGAACCTTCAAGTATATTTCTTGTTTCAATTGTTGCATTTTTTTGTTTTCTAAATCCAACAACGCTTGTTCTTTTTCGATTGTAATTAAGTATTTCAGCAACAATAGAACTTAATCGTGTACTATCAATTGTTTTTAGTGTATCTAATAATTCAAATATTTTGATGTTTTCATTTTTTGCTTGTCTTAATAAAAGGGTACTAACAGCTATTGCAGCTGTTTTGTCAAATCCTGCATCTTCAAAAAATGCAATTACCACACTTAGTTCGTTGTCTGATAAATTAATTTGTGTGTTATAATAAGTGTCAAAAAATAATTGCACTCCTTTATCAGATCTTTTTGATATGTTTGGAATTGGTAAACTACTCATTATACAGCTTCCTCTAAAATTTGTTTCTTATAAGATTCTCTTTGTGTAATCGGCAATGCTGCCCAAGCAGCAGTTAATCCATTAATACCAGCCCCGCCATCACTTAAAAAGTCTGCTAAGAATAATAACTTAGCTAATGAGTCTAATGCTGCTGGATTCTTAGTTAAATCTTCTACACTTAAACTAGAGTTAGTATTACTATTAGATGTAATATTACTACTTGAAGATTTTGTTACACTTTGTTGTCCGCCTGCACCTCGTGTTTTTGGTATATTAATGTCAGCTAGTCCGCCAATGTTGTCAATATTTGTTACTTGCGATATTCTAGTATAAAGATCATTAACCGCATCTGGCAAGTATGTTAAAGGTCCGTTATCATAATCAATATTAGGATCGTTATTTGTGTATTGTTCAATATTTGTATTTGCAACTAAGTCAACTTCTTCTTGTGTAGCATTAGGCACAGCTAATGGACTTGGCTGTGTATCATAATGTACTGTTCCGAATCCAACTGGATTACCGTCATCGCCTGCTTCTACAGTTCCTCTACTATAATGAACAGCTTCGTATTGAAGCGTAATAGTATTCTGCATGAAGGTTCCGTTGTCTGAACTTTCAACTTGATCATGTTCCCAATTTGTAATTATTGGATTTACTAATGTGTATGTTGTAAACTGTGATCGTGATAATTGAGATATTTGTATATTTCTAAAAAACGGAACAGATAAATTATTATCTAATCCATATCTAAATTGGTTACGTTCTCTACCTTTGTATGTAGCATCACCGTCACCAGCTTTGTTATATGCTCCTGCATCATTCCCGTACCAGGCATCAGCATAATAGTATCTATAATATGCTTCAAGTAATGCTGTTGTTACGCCATGATTATCGTCATGAAATGTAATAGTAATAGGCTGATATTGAATTGCTGTTTGCATATTTTTTATACGATTATATTTCTTACGTGTTTCAACAGTAGCTTGAAATTTAGGTAAGTCTGCTGCTTTAACAAGCATACCAATTTCAATACCATACTTTTCAATTAATGCTTGTATAGTATTAGCTACGTTCGGATCAATTGCAAAAAACGTATGAAACAGATATTTGGTTTTTGGTGCAAACTTTAAATTGTTGCTGAGGAATAGTCGCGAAGCATGATTGTAATCAGCTAGATTACCTTTAGGTCCATTATAGGAATTTAGGTTGTTTGAATATGCATTAGTTGTCATACTAATATTTATCTATATCTTTTATGTGCGTAGATAATAAAAAAGGGGCATAAAGCCCCCTTTTACTGTTATGTTTAAGTAACTTACGAACCGCCGCCTGTTATTAACGAACCATTCTGTCTCGGTACACTTACACCAATACCGCCATCTGCATCTGTTTGGATTGCATTGTCGTACTGCATTTCTAGTGTTACTGTTACTGGCTCATTGTTTTGATATGCTAATGAGTTATAGTTTGCGTTAGTAATAAAGCAACCGTATAATTCAAAAGTTTCAAGAACGTTTGGCGTATACACACCGTTACCACCGTCTAAGATCTCAATACGTGTTGTAAATTTATAATCTTGACCTGATACCGGACTTGACTGTTCCATAAAATCAAATTGCTTCTGTAACTGTTCGCCTACAAGCTTCTGTACAGCATTATTTACATCTTCACGTAAGTTCAGTGTAATTGGTTGCCATGTGTGCTTGCCTGCTAAGTATGCTTTTGAGTTGTATGCATGTATTTCCATTGGCTCAAATGCTACTGTTGGTCTAGTTACGTCAATAACTTGTTTTGTTAGTTCTGTTGTCGGAGTTGAAACACCAAAGTTTTCCAGCGACACTCTAAAGCGGTACTGGAGCTTTGGCATTAACAAGCCCTGGCTTGCAGCTGAGTCGCCACTTGCTAACGGAACTGTGATTTTCGATAATGATGAGATTGCCATTTAATTTGCTCCTAATTGCTTAATATTATTTATCATCTTATAAGCCTGATATTTCACCAGTGTTTTTCAATCTCAACGGAATGTATATAAATTCAATTGACTTAACTGGTTCAATTGCAATATCAACATATAATTCGTTGCGATCTACTCTTGCTGGAGTGTTGTTTGTTTCGTCACACACAACTAAGTAGTCGTATAAGGCTCTTTGTCCTACTAGCTCAAGAAGTAAACTTTCAACTTGCTGTTTCATTTCATCTCTAGTAATTTTATCATTTGGTTCAAAGATATACGGTTTAGCAAGTGTGTTTAGTTGTGAACGTAAGTACACTACTAGTCTTGCAACGTTAATTCTATCTAACGAGCTTGCACCTCTTGCACGAGTCTTCTGTCCAAAGTTAACAAGTCCTGCGCCAGTAATAAACGTAATTGGGTTAACACCTTGTGCATACAATGTATCACGCTGTCCTTCGTTTAAGGACGTTGAAACAAATTCGCCTCCACTACTAATGTAGCCTGTTGAACTTGCATTGCTTACTCCGCCACGTCTTGTACCTGCTGGTGCAAACCATGGATAGCTAACTTGATCACTTAGTGCAATAGTACGCATCATCATATGACTTGGCGGAACTACAACATTGTTTCCAAAGTTATCGCTTGTAAAGCCCCATGGATAAAATACACCTAAGTATTCATCGTTAGTAACAAGTCCGTCGTCGTTATCTTCAACAGCTGCACGAACGTTTGTTCCCCATTCGTTAAGTGAAGTTGCATCTGGTGTTAGTCTTGCTGGGCTATCACCAACAACAAATGCTGTTAAGCCTCTGTCGTTGTTTAGTGTAGTTAACTCACCGATTAGTTCTGGATACCCAGGACATGCAATTAAGTTAAATCTACGTGAATCTTCATTTCTAATATCATCATTGCTATTAACTACTGCTTGTAGTTTTTGTACAACAACTTTACGCTGTGCTTTACGTCCAAAGCTACCTGATCCGTCTTCGTTGTTTGCTGATTCAGTTACCCAGCGATCTGCTGCATAGCTTGTCATCACTTCGTCATTAAAGCGTTTGTTAAGAGCTGTTTTATCAACATATCCAATTTCGTAACGCTTAACATTAAATCCACTTCTACGTGTATTAAACAATAATGTACCTTTTGGATATAATGCTGGATCTGGGCAATCTGGATCTACAAAGTTTTTAGTTAACAATGATTTAATTGTTGCTGCTGTATTTCCTTTTGCTCCACTTTCGCCGTAACGTGCATCAGCAAAAACTATACCGTTTTCAGTTGTTTGGTCACCGTTATCTACTAAGTCCCAGCGATCAAGCAATGGTCCTTTGTAGCGATATATTGTTGGATAGTTTTCAATGTCACTAGTATCGATCCAAAGATCACCTGCTACTAATGCACTTGTACCATCTGACTGTTTAGTTGGTTTTGTAGCTGAAACAATTGGTCCGTTTGCGTCAGTACCACTAACTGCATTATAGACTGGACTTGTTGAATCTTTATAGCCTACCCAAACACTACCGTTGTTAACCATAATGTCAACTTCGTCAATAGTTGAGTTGTACCATAATTGTCCTTGACTTGCTGTATTTGACGGAGTACTGTTGCTAGGAGTATAACTTAATACTTCCCAGTTACTTACTCTGTACTCAATTGGTGCAACGTTGTTGTCAACACCTGGTTCGTCTGCAACAAAGCGTGTTCCTGCACCTGTAACAATATTGTAAGGTGAAATACCTAACTGTGTTAATGCTGGTGCAAAACTTGATACATCATCTTTAAGTTTCATTTCGCCGCCTGTACTGTGTGTTATAACTACACGATCATTATCAACACTTGCACTAACATTTGGAATATTAGCACTTGTAATAGCAGTTGCAAGATTAGTTGCTGTATCTGTACCTTGTGCAGCTGCATTCCATGATATAGAATGTGCTGAGAATGTATTTGCTCCTGGTGAAGTTGCACTAATTTCTAGTTTATACACTTGTCCATCTGTAAAGTTAGCTGGTGTTATTACATTTGTTATTACTGTAGTTGCGCCAACTGCTGCACGTTTAAATATTTTAAAAGTAGCAAGTGGGCTAGTGTCGCCTGCAACATTAGTTTGAACAAACAAGTTACCAATTGTTAAGTTTGCGCCGCCGCCTGTTAAATCTAAATCTACAATTGCATCTTGTGCAGTTGGATATAACGGAGCCGAAACTGAATCCCAAATCTTAGTTGCATCGTTCCACTGTTTTACTCTCCAACGAGCACCTTGATTAGGTGTAGTTGTTTTAATCCAAACACTGCCACTTGGGCGACCATTATAGTTTGTGCCTGATTTAAATGTATCTGGAATTTCAGTGTGCTTACTAATTTGCACTGCTGGAATTAAATATTGTGTTGCTGATAGTCCTAACCAAGTTAGTACTGATGCATTGTCGTTTGGTCCTAATGCAAACGTAATTCTATCAGTTGAAGAACCTGTGTTATACAATGCTAATTCGCCGCTAACTTCAGCTGCCGAAACACCTGGAATAGCAAAGCCATTAATTGCTGCTACTACTGTTGCTATTGAATCGCCTGTAGTTACTGTTACTGTTGTGCCATTTAATAAGAACACTTCTGAACCGCTTTCGGAAGAATCTTCACCGTATGTAGTACTTGCCTTTGCACTAGTTACAGTTGGAACAGAACCAATCCACTGCGATGAACCTACTTTAAGCCAGCCACCAGTACTTCTATACCAAATTGTATTAAGTGTAGTTACTGAAACAATAGCGTAATCGCCAATTGCACCAATTGAACCTAACGGCGTATAATCTGCGTTATCAAAGTCAACTACCTGTGCTTGCTGTGTAATAGCAAGTGGCACTTTGTTAGTAAATGTTTGTCCACCTGTTACTGACTCACTAGCGTTATTCCACTGTTGAATTCCGTATACAGATGCTGCTGTATCTAACCAATATGTGCCTGCGTCTGGAGCACTTACTGGTACTGTTGATGTCGGAGAAAGTTCGCCTAAATCTACATTTGCTCTTACAACCCAAGCTCTGTTGCTTACGCCTAAATATGAATATGCAGCCTGTAAGCCGTATTCGTTAAGTTCACTTCCGTGAACTGGATTATTACTTGCATCTGTTTGGAAAACAGGATCTCCAAATGTTTCAGCTAAGTCACGTTGTGATGTTAGCAAGTACGGCTTACCAGCATTTACTGCTAGTGTTCCGATTGCTGTGCCCGATGCTGAAGCATTTAGTTTATTTGCTTGCGATGCAACAAAAATTACTGGTACTGTACCTGGTTCAGCGGGTGTGTAGAAACTTTCATCTATTACGCTTACCTGTACACCTGGTGATGTCAATGCCATTTTTTATTCTCCTATTGGAACTGTGTTCTGTTTATTAATTGTATTTACCATTTTAAATAAAAAAGCCTGTGCAAACACCATATAAAAAGGTACCAAAAAGGTGAGCTAAATACAGTATGAGACCATTATGCAAATGCGGAGAGCGTCCTGCCGCAATAAATTACAAAAAAGGTAAGAAAACATACTATCGTAAGTTATGTGAAACTTGTTTGCGTAACGGTTTAGGACACGGTATACCTAAATGGAAACAACGTGGATACGAGAAAAAAGATGCTTGTGAAAAATGTAATTTTAAATCTAAACACCCTGAGCAGTTTAATGTATATCATATTGATGGGGATTTAGAAAATTGTCGCCCTGCTAACTTAAAAACTATATGTGCTAACTGCCAACGGGTTATTCAAAAAGATGGAGTTGTTTGGAAGCAGGGAGATCTTGTTCCTGATTTTTAATAAGAATAGTTCGCATTAAGATATCTACATTTAATTTTAATCTTTCTAAGTCACTATTATTATCAATTGTATAATTACACATCCATTGTTCGATGCTCATTGAACTAGGATCTTCTGTAGGCAAATGGTCACTTCTGTCTACCCAAATAGCATAGTCAAATATTTCTTCATTCTGCATTGCAAAAAATTCACGCTTGTTACGTAGTCCGCAATAGATATCATGTTTAGCAAATAAGTTTCGTCCTAGCTTTGCTAAGTCATCTTTACAGTAATTATGGATCATGTTGTACCATTCAGTACGATGGTTATGACGATCAACGTAACACTCATCTTCATTGGCGTATCCGTATTGATCCTTTAGATCATTATAGATAAAAAGTTCTGAACAAAATTTACTTGATGATTGGAATGTATATCCGTATGCTTCTAACATCTCGCATACCGTATCCTTGCCATGACGACCATGACCTACTACTAATAACTTAGGTAACACACTAGCTCCTTATTTAAATATACTTTAAAGTATACACTACATAAACAAGTATGTCAACCTTAATCGTAGCCTAAATGAGCTACATTTTCCATTTCTTCTGTGAGTAGTTCTTGAACACGCTGTTCGTATGCAGCTTCGAAGCCATTTGCTCCGTACTCTGCTCTTTCTGTGTTATTCCAAAGTCTTCTAAAATAGGAGTCATATAAGTATTCGATAGTTGCGTCTGATTCGTTTCTATCAATTAGTTGGCCTTTAATTAACCAATTATATCGGTTAGCTTCTTTACGTACTTCTGGTGAACACATTATGGACCTCCTTGTTACTTTGTATTTACAAGGAACTAAAATCGTTAGCGTTAACTTCTAGGGGTTTTAACCTATTGTAAATCCGTAACCAACGCCGCCGCCGACTTGTTGAATTACTTCTTGATCTAATCTTTCCATTTCTTGCATTGCTTCATTTTTAAGATCATTACCATTGAGTGTTGACCCACCTTGTGGACCTGCAATAGTAGCAAACTTTGAACGTGCTTCGCCTAACATATACTTACAACTAGCAAGTGTGTAATCTTTGATCCACTGTTGTGCTAGATAGTCAGACAGTAATTGTTCATCTGGACGATAGTTATATGCATATAGCATTATAGTTTCTACTGCTCGAGGACGTTGTAGTAATGTTAATTTTTTAGTTGTTGAATTCCATTTAAATTCAATGAAACTACCAAACATTCTACCTACTAGTTCTTGGTATTGGCTAAACATATCATATGTTGCTAGACCGCCCATATTTGAACTTGATAACAGGTATGCATTTGTATATGCTAAACTGAACGGATCAAACAAACTGCCGCCACCATTTTTTCCGTTTTCGTAGAGTTTGATACTAACAACATCATTTGCAGTTAACCCTGAATTAAACGTAATAGTTCTTGCATCATTGTCAATGCCATAGCTAGTCGTTGTTGTACCATTTATAGTTACTACAACTGTTGCTATAGCTGCAAGGTTATAGTTCACATCAAACACTTGTTGAGAAGCAGACGCTATTACTGTAGTTGAGTATATTGGTCCTCCGGATGCCGAAGTTCCAGGACGTGATCCAATACTTCTGCGAAACATTTTTCTAACCTCCATAACTTCACCTGGAAGAGTGTACTCGTTAACGTCTATAATAGTATCTAGAAACAAATACGATTCTTCAACTGCATTATCACTACGTTGTCTAAAGCGGCTTAATGCTTTATTCAATGCAGTTTCATAATGAATTGGGTCTAGTTCAACATCAATCATTCCGCCGCCGAGCATAGCGTTAACATAATCAAATACTTCTTGTTTTTTAGTGGCCATATACAAAGTTCTCCGTACAAGTATTTATCTCGCGATAAATATGTATATGCCAAGACTTAGTTTATATAAACCCGAACGCGGCGCTGATTTTGAATTTCTAGATAAACAGATTCTAGAGATGTTTACTATTGGCGGGACTGATATCCATGTATACAAATACATCGGTACAGATGACGGGACAACCGCGAAAGATCATACACAAATACAAGATATGCTATTTTTAGAAAATAGAGATCGTAAGTATGATAAAGACATTTACAGAATTAGAGGAATCTATAGTGTACAGGATAACGATTTTGACCTAAGTCAATTTGGTTTATTCTTAAGCAATGATACATTGTTTATGTCTGTACACATAAGAGGTACAGTTGAAACAATGGGAAGAAAGATTATGCCCGGCGATGTATTTGAACTTCCTCATTTAATAGATGAATATGCAGAAAACGATGCATCTGTAGCATTAAAAAGATTTTATGTTGTTGAAGACATTAATCGTTCAGCTGATGGGTTTTCACAAACTTGGTACCCACACTTATATCGTATAAAATTAAAACAAATATACGATGGACAAGAATACAAAGACATACTTGACTTACCTGCCGTTGAAGAAGATCCAGGCGGAGACAATCTTAGAGATATTTTATCTACATACGAAAAAGAAATGCAAATTGCACAAGCGGTAGTCAGTGAAGCAACTACTAACGTAGAAAAATCAGGGTATGACATTAGTCATTACTTTTCACTTGCTGTCGACGATGACGGTATTGTTGAGCTAACTGAAACTAAAGATTCTTCCGGCTTGTCTCAAATGGCGCCGCCAGATAGAGCAGGATATAGAGGATATATTATCGGCGATGCTATATCTCCTAATGGTGAAGCATTTGGGTTTGGCGTAGCATTTCCGGGTGATCCGCAAACTAATGACTATTTTTTAAGAACAGACTTTTTACCTAACCGATTATTTCAATATAAAAATAATAAATGGAACAAAGTTTATGATGTTAAACGTGCATTTGTTTATGGTGACGATAATACAAATACACAAAAAGGCGACTTTATTAATAACACTGGTACAAACAATATTGCAGGTGAACAAGTTACTGAGAGACAAAGTTTATCTAAAGCACTTAGACCAAAGGCGGATAACTAATGCAACATTTTTATGATGGACAAATAAGAAGGTACTTGACACAGATTATACGTCTGTTTGGACAATTTAGTTATAAAGATGGTCAAGGTAGATTAGTACAAGTACCAGTTATGTATGGTGATTTAACTAGGCAAGTTGGAAGCATTTTACGTGACAATAGCGAGAACAAAATACCTAGTGCGCCACGTATGGCTGTATACATTACTAATTTAGAAATGGATACTGCAAGATTAGCTGATAGTAGTTACGTAAACAAACTAAACGTACGAGAACGTGCATATGATAGTGCAGGACAAGAATATTTAAATCAAGCAGGAAAAAATTATACAGTTGAACGCTTAATGCCTACTCCGTATACTCTTACTGTTAATGTTGATATTTGGAGTACAAATACAGATCAAAAATTACAAATACTCGAACAAATTTTTATGTTGTTTAATCCTAGTTTAGAAATACAAACTACAGACAACTATATTGACTGGACTAGTCTAAGTGTGTTAAATATGGATAATATTAATTTTACTTCAAGATCAATCCCAACTGGTACTGAAAACGAGATCGACGTAGCTACTATAACATTAACTACACCAATCTTTATTAGTCCGCCGGCAAAAGTTAAGAAACTTGGTGTTATTACTAAAATCATTACAGCTATATTTGCAGACAACGGACTAGAAGTAAATATAGACGAAAACGCATATACACAAAGTTTAGTTGAACAAAAAATTAAAGAAAATGAAGAAACTGATAAAATTAACAACGGGCAAGCATTAACTAATGAAGATGCATTAGTTGTTACTACATATCAAGATTATGACATTGTGTTTATTGACGGAGTTGCTAAACTAATAAAGAACGGAGTTGTTGGATCAACTTCATGGACAGCCTGGATGATTGCACAGCCATTTATTTATGAAGCAGGGGTAACACAACTTAGATTACAACGAAGTACAGGATTAGAGATTGTCGGAACTGTTCAAATTAATACATTAGATGAAACAGAATTACAAATTGTTTCACTTGATGAAGATTCATTACCTTCAGATAGTGACATTGTTGGGCCTAACGGTACTAGAGGAAGTATAGAATATATAATCGATCCTACACGCTTTGATCCAAGACAAGTTCAAGATAGTTCAACAAATACTCGATTATTATTACTAGGTAGTATCGGCGATGCATCAAATGTCAACGGAGCAATTGCTTGGAAAAATGAAGATAATAGTAATTTTGTTGCAAGCGAAAATGATATTATCGAATGGGACGGATTAAGTTGGCACATAGTCTTTGATGCTAGTTCTGTATCTAACGAAACTTTTGTTACTAATCTTAATACACAAACTCAATACAAATGGACTGGCGAAAATTGGATATTGTCATACGAAGGCGAATATCCAAACGGCACTTGGAGAATGACATACTAGCATAATTATTAGTATGAGAGACATCGTTTGTAGTGGCGCATTAATTTATTCTTTAGAATCAAACAGATTTCTATTTTTGCATAGAGCAAATGGGAAACGTAATAACCTGTGGGGGCTTGCAGGTGGCGGTAATGAAGAGGGCGAAAGTCCTTTTGAAGGATTGCGTCGCGAAATTGAAGAAGAAATTGGCGTAATAGATATTAAGAAAACAATACCATTAGAAACTTTTATTTCTAATGACTCTAAGTTTCACTTCCATACATATCTGTGCGTTATTGAAAAAGATTTCCTACCAAAATTAAATAGCGAACATGACGGTTTTGCGTGGGTTAGTTTTGGAAAATGGCCAAAGCCCCTACATTCCGGATTAATGAACACTTTAAATAGAAAGAGTAATATTACAAAATTAAAAACAGTTATTGATGTAATAAAACTACTTGACTAACCTAACGGAGTATAGTATAATATAGATATGCAAGTATTAATCATTGGCGATATTATTATCGATAGATATATTCATGGAACTACTACTAGATTAAATCCTGAAGCACCTGTTCCTGTTGTAAATGTAACCAACGAATACGAGTCGTACGGTGGTGCATCTTTAGTATTTAAAAACTTAGAATCACTTGGTGTACATGTAACACAACTTCATTACGATGATGAAAAATCAATAAAGACAAGAGTGCTAAGTGATAATCATTATATTACACGTATTGATCAAGATGTTATTGCAAACGGAGACGGTATTGCAGATGATATTGAAGAATTAGATTTGTCTGACTTTGAATATGTAATTTTAAGTGATTATAATAAAGGTGTGCTTGATGCTGCACCACGAATAATTAAACACTGTAATAAGCACAATTGTAAAGTTATTGTTGATCCAAAAAGACATGCAGATCATTATAAAGGTGCATGGTTAGTTAAACCTAATGCTAAAGAATTTATTGATCTTGGGTTTGATAAATGGGAAGGTAATATAATTATCACTAGCGGCGGTAATACATGTACTGCTGAATTTGAAAAAATTAGATATATCTCTACACCTAATAAAGTTGAAGTATCAGATGTAACTGGTGCTGGAGATTGTTTTCTTGCCTCTTTTGTTTATGGATTAACAAACGGAATGAAGTTTCAAGAATGTCTTGATATTGCTGTTGTTGGTTCAACCGAAAGTGTAAAGCGGCATGGTACTTACGTTCTAACGCCTGAAGACATTAGAAAAAAGACAGTATTTACAAACGGGTGTTTTGACATACTACATACTGGGCACTTAACACTTCTTAAAGAAGCTAAAGCGCAAGGTGATTATTTGATTGTAGGATTAAATTCAGACGAGTCTATACAGAACTTAAAGGGTAACGATCGTCCTTATAATAATTTTGCTATACGTAGACAACAACTTGAATTAATTCCGTATGTAGATGAAATTATTGAATTTAGTGAAGAAACCCCTTATAATTTAATTAAAGATATAAAACCTAATTTAATTGTTAAAGGTGGCGACTATACAATAGAAGAAGTAGTAGGTCACGATTTAGCACCTGTCTATATTGTGCCTACAGTTAAAGGACATAGTACAACAGATATTTTAAAGGCAAGAGATGAAAATACTAATAACAGGTCATAAAGGATTTGTAGGACAGAATTTAACATTCTATTTACAAGATAATTTTGAGTTATCAGGATACGAATGGCAGGATGATTTTTTACCCGAAGTAGAAGGATTTGATTGGGTTATACACCTTGGAGCAATCTCTGCTACTACAGAAACAGATGTAGACAAAGTTATGTTACAAAACTATGAGTTTTCTAAATGGCTTTATCATCAATGTAATACTAAAGGTGTAAACTTTCAATATGCTAGTAGTGCCAGTGTATACGGTACTAATACAGACTTTAACGAAGACGCTCCTAAGCAACCACAGAGCCCATATGCATACAGTAAATATCTATTTGATAGATGGGTATGGCAACAGCAAAAACATAATATTGTAGTTCAAGGATTACGTTATTTTAATGTATTTGGACCGTTTGAAGATCATAAAAATGATATGATGAGTCCGGTGAGTAAGTTTACTACCCAAGCTACAGAAACTGGAACTATAACATTATTTGAAAATAGTGACAAATATAAAAGAGATTTTATATCTGTTAATGATATTTGTAAAATACATTTACAACTATTAAATAATAAAAAGTCAGGACTGTTTAATACAGGAACTGGCAAAGCAACAAGTTTTCAAACAGTGGCAGAAGCAATTGCTAAAAAATATAATGCAGAAATAAACTATATAGCAATGCCTAATAAATTAAAAGGACAATATCAAGAATACACTTGCGCTGATATAAAAAAATTAAGTACAGTAACAAGTGGAATTGAATTTGAAACAGTAGAGGAATATATTAATGGATCAACCAACTAGATTAACCGGTGTAGTAAATAAGGGCTGGGGCTACGAAATGATATGGGCCACCAACGAACACTACTGCGGTAAGATAATGGTATTTAATAGAGAAGGTGCTAAGACAAGTATGCACTTTCATAAAGAAAAAGACGAAACTTGGTTTGTAAATAGTGGAATATTTAAAGTTGCGTATATTGATACTGATAATTCTACATTATATGAAAAAGAATTAATCGAAGGTGCAACATGGCATAATCCTCCGTTACAACCACATCAGCTAATTTGTGTTAGTAAAGAAGGAAGTGTAACTGAAGTTAGCACTGCTGATAGTGTTGAGGACAATTATAGAATTGGTCCTGGCGATAGTCAAAAAATAGAAAGTAAGTAAATGGAAATAAAAGAATTATTCCCAGTAGCTATACTAACGCATCATATAGATAAAGATATGGCCGACACAATGGAGAATGAGATTGTTCCATTATTAGATAAGTTAGAACGTAACACACCTATACTAGATTCAGTTGGTGATGAATACATTTCTGTAGATACTATGTACACAGATTTTTGGGAAAACAAAATTCCAGTGCATGAAATTGTTCCTGACTTTTGGGACGTAGTAAGAACAGCTGCATACGAGTATGCTGATCAAACAAGCTATTTTGTTAATCCTAATTTTAAAGTCCGTTACTGGACACAAAATTATGTAAAACAAGATAGACACGACATACATCAACATGGCATAAATGGCATAAGCGGAACCTATTTTATTAGAGCAAATGAAAATGCAGGACCAATACGCTTCTATAATCCTAACAACACAGCCGAGTATGTTCGTGCAGGCAATCCTTTAAATAAATTTGTACAAGGACATCACGACATATGGCCTGAAAAAGGCTTGTTGTTATTATTCCCTTCGTATATAAAACATGCTGTAGAATCTGGCAGAAATGATGATGTTGTTAGAACTTCGATATCATTTGACTGTTGTCCTGGAGTTTAAATGTTTACAAACTTATTTCCAATACCTATCTTACGTATAAAACTTAGTGATGAAATTGCAGATGCAATGGAGGAAAAAATAGTTCCATTACTAGGTAGTCTTAGTAGAGAAAACGATTCAGTATCTACAGATTTTTGGGAAAAGCAAATTCCAGTACATGAACTAGTACCAGACTTTTTCCAACAGGCAATTGAAGGTGCTCTTGAATTCCAAGAACATACAGGTATTGAAATAGATCCTGAAATACGTATTAAATATTGGACTCAAGATTATTTGCCAAATGATAGTCATCAAATGCATCATCACGGAATATACGGTATTAGTGGCACATATTGGGTTAGAGCAAATGAGGATGCTGGGTCATTTAGATTGTTTAGTACAAACCCACATAGTGATTTAGTTTTACATAATAAAAAGACCGAATACACTGTAGCATACGAAGATATATGGCCTGAAAAAGGTATGATGTTATTATTCCCTTCATACATGAAACATTGTGTAATGCAAAGTGGTAAAAATGCAATTCGTACTTCTGTTTCATTTAACTTTGGATGTTCTAATGTATAAAATAGACTGGAGTACAGACAACTCTAAAACAACAAAAACGTCTACAAAAAAGAGTAATATACGCTACAGTACTGACGACCCAATACCTTATTACAATAGTACAGACAACATTGCACCTAAAGTTGTTGTAGGATTAGATCGAGACGGTGTTATTAATATTGATCAAGGCGAGTATACATATAAAGTTAAAGATTTTGTACCAATCGAGGGTAGCTTAGAAGCTGTTGCTAAAATAAGACGCCTGGGACATAAAATTGCTATTATTACTAATCAAGGCGGAATTGCTAAAGGAATGTTTTCCGAATCTGATGTAGACAAAGTACACGACTATATGTTTGAGTTACTTGGCGAAGCAGGTTGTTTAAGTGTTGATGCATTATATTATAGTGCATCGAGTTTACGTAATGATATGTATGCTAAACCCAATGTTGGTATGTTTAAAAGATGCGAAGAAGAAAATTCATTTATTAAATTTAAGAAAGGATATTTTGTTGGAGATAAAATATCCGATCTAAAAGCTGCATTTAAAATTGGTGCAACTCCAATACTAGTTAAAACAGGTTACGGTTTAGAAACTATAAAAGAATTAAATAAATTTTCTAATCAAAAGATAAAAAAGAAAACTATTATATTTGATGATTTAATGTCTGTTGCTAATTGGCTGGAAAATCGATACCAAAATTAGCACTAATAGATACACGCAACTTTTCTGTTTTATTATATGTTACATAGTGATCTAAGTTACTTGGAAAAAATACAATATCGCCTTCTTGCATTAAAGGATTAAATAATTTACCGTTATTTCCAGAACCATAAAATCTTTCAGTTATATGAGTTGGAAACCAATTCAATGCACTATTGTAAAACATAAACTGTCCACAATCAGGATCATTATCGGGCAAGTCAAGTACATATGCACAACTAACTAAATTATTTCCGCCACCGTGCGAATGTACGTCTTGATGTTGATGTTGACTATATTTGTTTGCCCAGGCTCTTCCTGATAAATTTTTAAGATCATCTGGAGCCATACCTAAGTAATTAAGGTACGCTTGTAACGGTCCTTGCACATTTTCATAAAATATATCCCACGGTAATTGATTATTTTCTTCATGCGAATTATGCGTAGTTTCGCAATTACATTCCCACTGCGAACTACTATGTTGAAATGCAGTACTGTCTTTAATAAAAGATGAAAATTGTTCTTTTATTTCGTTGTGCCCAGGCATTTCACATTTTAAAATAGGTGCACCAAAAATACTATCTATCATTTTTAATAGACACTTTCACATTATGTTCAGGCAAGTACAAGTACTCAATTCCACTATTAGCAAGAGTTCTAAATGCGTCATCTAATGTTTCTACTAATGGCTCGCCGCCTAAATTAAATGATGTATTAAATATAATTGGGACGCCTGTTTGTTTATAAAACTCGTTGATTAAATCATAATAAACTTCATTCTGTTCTCTAGTTACTGTTTGTATACGACATGTGCCATCAACATGTATAATACTCGGAATCTTTTCTGCTACACCTTCTTGACAATTCATAGCATACATCATATGTGGTGAATCTTTCATTCCACGCATATCAAACCATTCTTCTGCATGTTCAGCTAGTATAGTACCAGCAAACGGACGGAAGTATTCTCTACGTTTAATTCTATTAACATGATCTTTGCCATTTGGATCAGTTGGATCATAAAGTATACTTCTGTTACCTAATGCACGTGGGCCTGATTCTGATCGTCCTTGAAATAATGATACAATATTCTTTTCAGTAATTAATTTAATAATATCTTCATTTGTTGCTTCAGTAACATCGGCATTGTATTGTAACGCTAACATTTCAATTTCGTCTCTTGAATATGTATTCTCAGGACCTAAGTATAAACTTTCACCAAAGGGCCGTTGTGTAGTACTTTTAGTAAGTGAATGATATCCCATCATTGCTGCACCGATAGCAGTACCAGCATCACTAGAAATAGGTTCAACGTATAAATTAATACCTTCGTCTTTTAGTTCTTTTAAGTACCAATAATTTGCAACACAGTTTAACCCATACCCGCCACTAAGTACAACATTCTTATGTCCTGTTGTTTCCACAGCCTTACGTATTAACCGCAATACTTCTGCTTGGCTTTCTGTTTGCACAGCATACGCAAGATCTCTTCTACTTTGTAGTTTAGTCAAGTCGTCAATTTTCTCAGGTGTAACTAGTTCGTTAAACCGTCCTTCATTAACTAACGCACCATTTGGATATGTAGGAATAATAACGTTTCTATCTGACGATCTCCAAGCGCCGCCAGCATCAGTATACAATGGAGGAATATTATCATTAGGTTTTCCATATGGAAATAACCCCATTGTTTTACCTGCTTCAATTGATTGAAATCCGCAATACTGTGTTACTGCTTCGTATGTTTTAACAATACCAGCAGTGTCATCAATAATAGCTTCATGTGTTTCTTTGTCTTCCATAAACCATTCACTTGTCATAGCCGGATCTCGCATTGATATATACGGTCCATTACCACCTAAATGTTTGTATACTGTATGAAAGTTATCTGGGTACGCACATGTAAAGATTGACTCTAATTCCCAAACTGTAGTATCAGTGCCACTAATGTTCATTGGAATAAATGTGCCAGCGCCGTCTACAATAACACTTACTGCCTTGTCAAATCCACTACGATAAAATGCACAGCCTGCATGTAATTTATGATGTATTCTTGATAAATCAATAACCTGAGGATGTTCCCAATTGTTTACATCTGGACCTCGTTCAATCAAGCCTAGTTTACGTGCTAGACCTGTATACACATTGTCGCCTGTAAAATCAACTGTTGCCGCTGATTCTTCTAAACTTTGTGTATGTGCAACGAATATATAATCTAATTTATCAGTATATTCAAGTATCTTAATCATACTTGCATATGGACCGCCGTCATACTTTTGACGACTTAGTCTTTCTTCTTCTATAGCGAATACAATTTCACCGTCTTTAAGCAAACACACACCGCCATTATGACCACGTGTTATTCCTGCTATCCACTGGCTCATTTACTGCCTCCTACACTTAATAATGTTTTATTAGGTTTTCCTAATTTTTTTCTAATTGAATCAACAATATCTTTAGTTTGTGCTTTAGATAAATCCATACATTTGTCGTTTACTCTATCAGGTTCTTCTTCATTTGTAATTCTAATTGGACTATACACACGCATGTCTTTGCCAATATCAAAAATTGTAACACTCTTATCATCTACGTATGATGTGTTTATAGGATATGTACTTCCGATAACTACTGTTGACTGTGTATCAAGTGCTTTAGCAATATGTTGTCCTACACTATCACAACCTAAGAAATGATCTGCGGCATTAATAACTCCAGCCCATACACGTATGTCTGGTATTTGTGGTTGAGCTATAGGTATATTATCATCTTTTGTATTTTTCATATTTAATTGTATTTCGCTCATTAATATAACTGCAAAATCTTTTTTCAGTTCATTGGCAATATCAAGCATATCTTCAGCTCTAAAACTTCTTGATGTAACATCAATTAAATCTTCTTCAGTTGTTCGTCCAAACGGTTGTATTACAATTACTTTATCTTTGCCAGTTGTTTCTTTAACTTCTTTAACTACATTTTCGCCTTGTGCTTTTTCAATTTTATTAAGATACACTGACGGGATAATAACGTCACGTAAGCCTTTGTTATTAATTTCTATATCAAACGCTTGTGCTAAACTACATTCTTGATTATAATATTCCCAAACTCTGTACGGTTCTGGCGAAACACAATTTCTTTCTTTAATAAAAGATTCAAACAATCCCTTATGCCATGTGTCGTATGCTCGTTTGTGAAGTGTTGGATGACCTTTATAAAAGTCTGTGCCTGCTTCGCAAACAATAATAAAGTCGTCGTTTGGATTTTCTTTTTCGTATGCTTCAAATGCAGGTATTGAAGTTATAACACGGCCAGCGCCGCCATTGATAAAGAAAGCTGTTGATCTTGTCATATAATAATACACCTCTTAGTAAATTTACTAAAATATTTATAGGTTCAATAGTATATTAAAGAAAGATCTGGCTGATAAAAAAAGGCTGTATAAACATACAGCCTTTTTAGTATTGTTATTAATATAAATTATTATTCAGTAGGTGCTTTGTCTATTACATCACAGAATGGAAAACAAGAATCTACAAATATTAACGGAACGTTTAATTCTTGCATTTTGGCTGGGAAGTCACGTAGTTGCTGTCTATATGCAACAATTTTATCCCACTTTGCTTCATCTATATCCTTTAGAATTAAGAATAATGTATCTGTAGCTGCAAGTCTCTGATCTCGTTCTAAACGTATTTCTGCCCAGGTGTTTGCTTCGCCTATAATATCTACATTTGTATGTTTATACAAATCTAGTTCATTAGTTTCAAAATTCCATACACTAAGTTTTTCGTCATACAAATCATCTGGATGAATTGGATACTCATATTCAAATACAATGTATCCTTCAGGAGCTACTGCTGGAATTGTTTTCGATCCTGGAGTTTCTACCCATTCTTCTTTGTCTTTATAGTTATCATGATAGTCGGACATAACTTCTGCATCTAAAGGATGTTCTCTAGCATCTAATTTAACAATTACCATTTCTTCAGGATCTGGCATGTATTGCCAGTTGTCTGTTGACTCTAGTACTTCAAACTCTCGTTGTATGTGACGGATAAGGTTTGTTTCTTTTTCTACCCAAAGATACAAAAATTTAGGACCTTTATATACAGTATCAATAGTTTCAGTTTCTTCACCATCCATATAATTATCTATTGGACATTCGTAAGAGTAGTTTACTTCAACCCACTCAGTTCCGTGTTCGTCAGTCATCTCAAGGTCTCTATAGTCAATTACTTCACTATCTAGCTCGTCTCGATTGCCATCGATGTTTGGATTTCCTTCGTCAATTACGTTTTCTTCTTCACTCATCATTTAACTCCAAGTTATTCTCATCATGCCAGGTTTGCCTGGAGTACCTCTACAGTGAGATACTGATCCACCGCAGTATGATTTTAAGTTGTTAGATCCACCGCCGGATACTTGTCTAAATCCTCTACAACAGTTAGTACAACCACAGTAAACAACTGAATCTTCAATATGATAAGTGTGTCCGTTACTAATATTCCAAGATGCTGAAACTGATGTGTATCTTGAGTTACAATCACAGTTTCCTCTTGACTTGAAAAATCTTGGTTCATCGCCTAAGTCAATCCAGTCAAACTTTTGACAAAAGCATAGTCCGTTAGCACACATGCCGTCTGTTCTGTTACCTTGGTTATTACATCTACAAGTACAGAAAAGGTTATATCCACCTCTGCCGCCTGTCATACATGTACAACATAAGCATCGTCCTTCAAATCGTGTCATACACCCTCTCGGTGCATCACAACATGCTGTAAAACAGCCACAGCCGTTGTTTACTGTACCGTTGCCGCCTGCACCAATACACCAGCAGTAAATACATCCTGGTGCAAAGCATCCGCTCTGTCTAAATAGTGTTCTACGACCGTAGTAGCCACTCATTGATCCACAGCTAGCCATGTCACACCAGCAACCTTGACAACAGTGTCCTGCGCCTGAGCCGCCTCCGCTCCACATTTCAAATTGTACTGTTTGGGCACAATCAGGTACTGTCCAACTGCCTGTTCGTTGGCAGTGTGATCTACATGTGTGTGGACCACAACATACTAAACAAGTGTTAAAGCAAGTACATGTACCACCTGGAGATCTACCAGCTGTTCGCTGACAAGTCCCGTCTGGGTATTTCATACCCGTGCTAATCATCTCAGTTGCCATATTATGCGTCTCCCTTTAATGTATTTATTTCTTGTTTTAATTCTTTAATTGCTTCAACTAATAGTGGTACAATTCTTTCGTATTGTAGTGTTATGTAGTTTTCGCCTGAAAGGCTTTCGCCTTCCTCACCTCTATCAAACGGTGCATCAAAAATTACTTGAGGAATAACTGCTTGAACCTCTTGAGCAATTAGACCTACTTCTTCAACTTCTGCACTAAAACCTGCTTCTATTGCTTTTTCATTCCAGTTATATGTTACGCCATTAAGTGACATAACTTTATCTAATGCACCTGTAATGTTTGTAACGTTTGTTTTAAGTCTAGCATCTGATGTGTTTGAAACAATATTTTCAGTAGCAGTAATACGTCCTGCAACGTTTGGATCTGCTGTGTTAACGCCTATACAACGTATACTTGTCATATTCTTAGATGCGTCAATAACGTCACTGCCAGCCATTTGGAATGATCCAACGTTTACGTTAACACCTGCATCATCTTTAATTTGGAACCAAATCTTATTGCTGTCTTCTGGCTCATAAAAATCAAAGCCTTCGCCTGATACCAGTCTAATTGCACCATCAACACCTGAGTCACTTGATCCGTTAAATGTAATTTGTGGCTGTGCGTTTCCGTATAACACTAAACCTGGACCGTTTACATTTAACGTGCCGTTCATAGTATGTGAGTCACTTGTAGCATTACCTAATGTACCGTTACCGTTATAACTAAATGTTCCACTTGCACTTAAATTTGTAAATGAGCCAGTAGATCCTGATATTGACATGTTACTAATTGTACCACTACCCGGAGATAGTGTTAACGATCCAGCTGGTGAAATTGTAACTGTACCTGTGCCAGTCGGCGATAGTGTAACATTTTTATTTGATGGACTTAATGTAACTGTGTCGTTAGCATCTAATGATGTAAACTGTCCTGAACTTCTTGATACGTTACCAATTGCTCCTACAAATCCGCCCCCACTATATATTCTTTTAGCAATACTTGCTCCGCCTTCGCAACGTAGCTGTCCTGTATCGCCTGTAGCATTTGTTGCATCACCTGTACCTGTAATGTCAACTACGCCACTTGCATTTATACTTGTAAATGTACCTGTATTGCTTGATACATTGCCAATTGGGCCTTGGAAACTACCTGCATAAATTGCACCGCTTGCACCAATTCCGCCTGTTACTACTAGTGTACCTGATGTAGTATTAGTTGACGCTGTATTTTTTGTAAGTGTTACTGAATCGCTTGCAGTTAATGTAGTAAACCCGCCGGTACTTTTTGTTGCTGCACCGATTGGAGTATTATCCATTGCGCCAGCAAATATTGATCCGCCGACTCCTAGTCCGCCTGTTACAACAACTGCTCCGCTTCCGCTTCCGGAACTAGCAGTTGATGAACTAAATGTTGTATTACCACTTGCATTAAGTGTTGTAAATCTACCTGTGCCTGCTGTAGTAGCACCAACGTTGATGCCGTCCATGTTACCAGCTGTATCAGAAGTAATAGTTACGGTGTCACCTGATCCAATTACTACTGGTCCACCTGGATCAATAGTTACTGAACTAGTTGCACCTGTTGGTGATATATTAATTGTTTGTGCTGCTGCTGTAAAGTCTAAATTACCTGGAAATGCTGTTGGCTTTCCTGCTTCGCCGAGTGTAATTGTTCCTGTTGTAGATGCTAAAGTTAAATCACCTGCTGGTCTAATAGTAGCTTGCCCGCCTGGCTGAACTGAAACGGAAGATTGCGGACTAATGTCTACTGTGCCTGTGCCTGTTGGTTTGATTTGTACATTTGCATCTGCTGGATTTAGTTCTACTGGACCATCTGCATTTAATAAAGCATTTGTTGTTAACGGTAATTCAAATACTGTAGTACCAGCTAACGCACTTGTTAGTACGTAGTTTGCACCATCTGATGTTAATTGGTATGTTGAGTTAGTTGGAATATCTACTGACGATCCTAGTGTAACACCGTTACCTGTAATTTGTCCTGCTGCTGTACTAATAGTAATCATGTCAGCAGTTGCATTATAGAACGTTTGTCTACTACCTGGAAAAAACACTGGACTTACCATTGTTACTTCGTATCCTGGTGTACCTGTCAACGATATTATTCCGCCAGTGAATGCGTAAGTGAATTCAGTTTCACTATCTACCTCCAGTGTTTGCGGTGCTGTATTATAACGTGCCATTCTTAATTCCCCTGTCTAATTATGTTGTCGATGTTTCAATGCCGTACACTGTAATTCCAACGTCATTAGAGTTTACATTTGCTACTATATTTAGTCCGCCCTGCATAACTAAACCTGTACGTTCAAATACACCGTTTGGAATAATAACTGTATTCCACTCAATCCATTCTTCAGCAGTAGGTGTTGCCGTTGTTGCCATTGCCAGCTTCATCGAAATCGATGTTGCATTTCTGTTTGTGATTGATACATTAGCTATCGAATACGTTCCTACTGGTACTGTGTACACAGTAGTATTCGTATCTGTTGTTAGATCCTGTACTCCTAATCTTCCTGTTGCCATTTTAATTTATCTCCGTTATCTGCTTAAGAAGTATCCAAGTGCTACAGGTGCGCCGTCTATGCCACCTGTAAAGTTCATCTTCGCTTTAATATTTAGCTGACCGCCGCTGGTAGTTGTTATTTCATCATTTGCAATGAATACAACACCTGCTGTTAATGTGTTAACGTTCAAGCTACTCTGTCCACCACCAATCTGTGCGGTGATGTACGATTTAATTGCTCTTTGTGTTGGAACAATATTGTCACTGTTTTCTGTAAAGAACGGGTCTGTACTAAACTGTGTAATAACTGCTGAGCCAATACCAACCGCAATACCACCAAGTTGCAATGACTGCAATCCTGCTAAGTTAAATGCGTCAGCATCCAATGTCGCAGTACCTGTGGACTGTTGCACTCCAAACAATCCGCCAACGTTAAAGTTACCATCTTGGTCAGTACTTGTAAAGAATACTCGTCCGCCTCCACTGCTTAACTGTTGTGCTGCAATACTTGCTGTTGTGATATCAACAAATGGATAGTTAGTTTTTGCTTGGTTACCTGTACCAATATACAAGAAGTCATGTCCTGTTAGACGTACTTGTGAATACTTGTTAGTAGTTGTAATTACTGTACCGTCTTTTGGAGAATTTAATACTGTTAGTCCTGGACTTACTTGGAATGTTGCTGTGTAGCTTCCAGGCTGTCCGATAACATTACTAATTGTAACCAACTTATAATAGCTACCATCAATGCCTGCAAATTCAACATTTGATCCTGGTTCTGGTAATTCAAACAATCCTTTAACAGCAATAAACGTACTTGGTTGATACAAGTCTGCGTTACCATCGCCTGCTAATTCAGCTGTTGCTGTTGTATAACCTGTACCTCTGTTAGTAAAGGTTGGGTTAGCTAATGCACCACTTCTAATTCTTGGATTAACTGCTGCATCAATTGTTGAGTTAGGATCAGTAATTGTTACTACTGGCCCTGCTTCAAACGATACTGTTCCAATATTATCTGTTGTAACAGTTGTAATATCAAAACTTGCGCCACCTGATGTTAAACTTACTTCAATATTACCACCCGATAATGCACTAATATAGTACAGTGTTTCACTACTTAATCCAATAGTTTCTAAAGCAGTACCGTCAAATGTAATTGGTTGTCCGACATACATATTCCAGGTTAGCGATAATGCTATTGTATTAGGTGCTGTTGTACTTGTTATAGTTCCAGTTGGATAATTACTTCCTGGTTCTCTTAAAGTTAATGTAGTAACTGATCCGTCAGCTACATACGCTCTACCAATCGGTGTTGCGCCTGTTGCAATATACTGTCCAGTAGTATTAGCAGCATTAGAAGCAGCTACCCAAGTTGGGTTATTCGATGGGTTACCAAATGCAAATGCTTTGAACGTTTCAGTACCAGATTCTAATCTTGGTGTCCAAATCAGTCCATCTTGGCTAGCAGCCCAATCCGATGATCCTGCTCTCGATGCAAGGAATAATCCTTGACCATATTCTATACCTATCCATCCTGTATTGAACATATTTGCTAAAGTTGTTCCTACTGTAGTCCAATTTGTTCCTTCATCAACACTAACTGCATAATCACCACTTGCACTTATTGCAACAAATCTTCCGTTACCGTAAGTGATGTCAATCCAATCAGTTGAACTTCCTGGCAATGTGCCGCCTACTGTCCAAACAATACCGTTAGTTGATATTGCAGAAGCACCGTTATCATTTAGTGCTACAAATTTAGTTGCACCAAATGCTAGTGCAACAAAGTTGCCAGCTGCTGGGTTAGTAATTGTTCTCGATACCCAAGTTGATCCATCTGTTGATGTAGCTGCACTACCTGAACCGCCAGTACCGCCTGTTACTACATATACTCCGTTACCAAATGTAATATCTGAGTAAACTGAGCTTGGTAATGGATTACCTGCTGTCCAAGCATCATCAACTGCTGCTGATAATGGTAAGTATGCATTGTTTGTAGATCCAACTGATAGTGCTACTATTCTTGCACTAGGATCAGTAATTGTTACTGTTGGTACACTAGTATAGCCGTCTCCACGTAATGGATCATTGTCAGCATCAGTGTCAATAAGAATTCTATTAACACCATTGTTGTTAGTAGTTGCAGTTACTGATGCTTGTGTGCTTGCGCCACCGCCTGTAATAGTTACAGTTGGAGTTGTTAGATAGTTGTTACCAAAGCTGTTAACAATAATATCAGTAAGTTTGTCAGTTTCAGCTGTTACAGTTGGTGCTTGTGAATAACCAGCGCCTGTACTTGTAATAATAACTTCTTGAATAATACCATCTTTAACTGTACATACTGCTGTAGCTCCACCGCCGCCTGCTGTTGGAGTAAACACAATAGTTGGTGCAGTTTGATACCCTGTACCACCATTTACTACTGTTACCTTAGAAATCTGTGTTGGCCCTGGTGCACCAATATTGTTTAGTTCACCAAGTTCAGTTGTTAACACAGCACCTGATCCACCAAGTCCGCCAATTACTGCTGTTGCAGTTGCACCTGTGCCTCCGCCTGTTGCTACTTTATTCCAGTTACCTGATGTAGGTAACACTCCGCCTGCAAGCCAAGTAATTCCTGATGTTGAATAGTTTGTACCTGTGCCACCTTCTTGTAATGCAACAAATCTACCATCAACATATATCATACTACCAAATGCAACGGATCCAGCAGTTGCAATATTAACTGCATTCCAACCTGGTGATCTATATGTTACCGCAGGTTCAATAGTATAACCTGTTGTTAGATCAAGTCCAGTTGCTATTGTAGTTCCTGGAATAACATGATCAAAGCCTGCTGCATATAATACAACGTTCTTAGTTTCACTAGTTAGTGAAAGATCAGTACCGCCTACTTCGTCACTAATTGTAAACTGTGTGCCGCTTACTAGTGCTGTAACAAAGTATAATGTTTCCTTTGTTGCGCCGCCAATATCGTCACTTAAATATATCGGCATATCAACGTACAATGTATCTGTACTTGGAACCGTTAGTAAGTTTCCAGTGTTAACTGAAGCACTTACTGTTAAGTTATCATATGAAGGCTTGTACACTAATGCATCTTTAGTACCGTTGTTAAATCTTAATACTGTACCGTATTGTCCAACACCTGTACCTGCTGTTAATTGGATATTCATACCTACGTATGCACCACCTAATGCAGTGTCAGTTGCTGCTACAGTAACTTTATAAGCAGTACCGCCCTGTGCAACGTTTTGTGCTGTAACATGATCTTCACCGCCTGTACCGTTACCATCATTTAAGTCAATAATTCTTGATTCAATAACCGCTCTGTCTCTAAATTCTGTGTCGTTTACAGCAGCATTAAATCCTGTACCACTAATAGCAACTTCAGCATTTGTATAATTTGTACCTGCGTTTGCAAATTCAAATCCTAACACTTGTTGTTCACCGTCTGTTAATACACTATAAACTAATGCGTCTTGTGACAAGTTATCAACTTCTGCAACAATTGGATTTTCGCCAGTGTCAGTACCTTCAGCAATAACACCATATGTACCATATGAACTGTTACCGTTAGTAGCACGTATTCTGCCGCCTAAGTCTGCTAAGTAACCTGAATAGTTATAGTAAGCAAACACAGACACAAGCTCTGTTAGTGAGTTGTTACCTGAACACCATACACCAATACCATCTGATAGTACTTGTGTAAAGTCGTTACTAACAATCGATCTGTTACCGCCTGCGTGTAGAGCTCCGTCAATTTTACAACCAACACAGCCAACACCAAATGTTGTTACGTTTTGTACATAGCAAGATTTGTTAGTTACCCATGATACACTATCATTAGGACCAAAGCCTGGATCCAATGATACATACGAACCTGCTGTTGGACGTCTTGTTCCAAAATCGTTTAGTTCAGTTAAGTTACCACGCAATCCACTAACAGTCATATTTCTTACGCCTGTTGCATTACGTACATGATACATATCTGCACGTTCAGAACCTTGTACTGCATTTAAGTAAAGTTGTGCAGCTCTCCATGAATTTGCGTTACCTGGATATTTCAAGTCCATTACAATTGCATCAATATAGCTTTCAGTGTCTCTACGACATGCTGCTCTATCAAATGCATATGTTGCAACACTTGATCCAGTAGCTGCCCCAAGTACTAATGACTCGCCGCCTGCTTTGTCGGAAATTTGTATCTCAGTTGCGCTTACAACTTCTGATACATAATATATTGTTCCAGCAACTAAATCACCAAATGCACCTGAATCAAATTTGATCGGGTCATTTACTACTAAGTTGTGTGCTGAATTGAAAGTTACAGTTCCCGGAGATCCTGCTAAGTCTTCTACAGTTCCGCCGTAGTATTGTTCTATCCACGCTGTAGCTTCATTTGCTAAGAAGTTTTTATTAGCAGTCATAATATCTGCAGCGTTAATTGTTTCTCTATCATTAAAGTATGTAATAGTACCATGAATTTCTGGAGTAACATTTGCACCGTTATCGAGCATATTAATAATAATATCCATTAATTGGTTAGTACGTTTTAATGCTACAGGACTACCATTTACAAAAGTTCCAATCTTATTCTTTAATTCTCTGTAAGATTGTACTGTTGCAACTTTTTGACTTCCAGTTACTTTAGCTGCACTAGTTCCTCTATAGTATGCAAGTGCATTTAGTACTGTTTGATAGTTACTATTATTCATCATATCGCGGCCAACTGCATTAATAATGTAGCCAACGTCTCTTTCACATTTCTCAACATTATAATCTAATGTTGGGAACTTGTCTGCAATATATTCAGTAATTGTAGTTTTAATTGCTTCTGCTGAACCTGTTAAGTTTGTAAATTGCTGTTGCAGTACTGCTGGAACATCTGTTAAGGATGCTGTTCTGTACGGACAAGCAAACAACTCTGTTGGACCAACGCTATATTCAAATATTGGACCATTAAAATAAGTTGCTAGTGAAAACGTTGTTGCCGATGGTGTTGACTTAACAAAGTATAAAAGGTAATCTGCACTAGGAGCATCAGTAAATTCAACTTCGTCTCCTACAGTTAAGTTATGCGGAACATTGTTATCCATAGTGAAAATATTATTAGTTACATCAGTAATATATAACTGTGGCTTCGCCAATATATCGCCAATTGTATTATACAACGTATTCATTAATGTTGTTACTTTGCTTAATGATCCAGCATCGCCAATTGTTTGTAGTTCATCTCTAAATACAGGAGCATAATCTGTTTGAACTGCGCCCGGACTACCTAAAGTGTTTAGTGCTAAATCTTCTAACAAGAACTTCATATGATCGTATGCCGCTAAAGTTGCTGTTTTTTCATCTGCTTCTAAAGTATGAACGTTTTCGTCGTTTAAGTCTTTTGTCCAGTAATATTCAGCTGCTCTTAATGTTGCAGCATCGCCACTATATGTTAAATCATAACGTATAGCATCAATGATATATCCAATGTCTCTTCTACATTTGTCTTTATTATAATTTAACTCAGGATAAGTTTCAGCAATAAATGCAATTACCTCTTCTTGTATAAATTTAGTGTTTTCCCAAATAATAGATGCCGCTGCTATATCGTTAGCGTCTCCGCCTGTAGCAGGTGTTACCCATTTCTGTATTGGAAGTTGTCCGCCATCAATGTATGCATTAATATCTTCAATTAACATTTCTATAGCAGCATTTGCAGGAAGTGTTGCTACACGTCTTGCTTTTTGTGCTAAGAATTCCATTGAGCCAACTGTAGCATATAACTGTTCGTTTTTAACTTTCAGTGCTGACGCAATTAATCTATAATAGCTCATACCAGCTTTAGTTGTTGCAAAGTTAGATCCTGTATAAAGATCACGTGCAAGTGCATCAACAATAAGTCCTGCATCTCTGCGGCAAGTTGCTTGGTTAAATGTAAGTTCTTGAGCAAATTTTTCTACCCAAAACACAACATCTTCAACTAGTTCAGTTTTACGAGCAACAACTCTGTTGTATGCATTTTGTAGTTCTAGCTGTTGCCAAGTGTTTGCAATTTCAATAGTGTTATTTGGTAATGTATTATTAATATGATCAACTATGTCTTGCACTCTTGCTTGAGCAAATTCAACTGCATTTGTATTGCCTGCTGTACCAGTTGTATCCTGTGACTCTGTAACTCCTGTACTTGCTGTTACAGTTGTTTCTGCAATTACTTCGCCAACTACAACTTTTAGTCTAGCGTATGCTGCAAGTGTTGCTGGTACTTCAGTAGCACTAATTGTAAGAACAAAGTTACTAAAGTATGCATTACCTGCAACGATTGATTGTGTGTTACCACCGTATAATAAATCGTAACGTGCCGCATCTAAAATATATCCAACATCTCGAATACAGCGATCTTGTCCATCAGTGCTTATACTATTCCAAACACCGTCATAACCGTTGCCTGCATCTTCTAACCAGTGACGAATTTCATCTTGTATAAACGCTGCATTTTTTACTAGCTGTGCAGCTGCATCACCGTATGTTGTAGTAACACCAGTTGTATTACTTGCAGTAGCATACGCAGTATTACTAAACGATGCTGTATTGTATCCAGGGGCTGTTGGGAATACACTCGGTGGTAATGCACCTAACCCGTTTTGGACAACAGTGTTCATGTCTTTAATAAGTTTATATGCACGATCACCGTGTTTTCTCGAACCTGGAGTACTTACTACGCCGTCTGTAATTTCTGTGATATAACTGTTTACATATGCAATAGCCGCTAAGTTCTCTGTAAGATTTGCACCTGTGAATACTACTACACCAGATCTATATTGTTCTGCTAGTTTCGAAGTTAGGAAGTTTGAATCAAATACTGTGTCAAGTACAAGTGAGTCAATTAACAATCCAATATCTCTTGAACATACTGAATCAGTAAAGTTTAGTGTAGGGTATGTATATTTGATATAGTCAAGTGTTGCATCTTGTATTATAGCTTTTCTTGCATCTAATGTTGTTTTAAATGCTTGTAATGCGGTATCAGTCCACGCTACTGACGGAGTAACACTTGCAGAAGTAATAGCAGTATCTATAGTTGCATATATTTCACCTAATCTATCTGCTGCATATGTGCCAGCGCCAGCTGAACCTGCTGTACCAGTTGTATCTTGTGTGTCGCTGTTACTTGAAGATTTAGTCCAGCCACTACTATCGCCTACTGCAATATTATCTATTATATTCTGTAGTCTTAAAATTAATGCTAAACTTTCATCTTTTTCTGAACCTGGACGAACAAACACAAGTGCATCATTATAATATTTGTTTGAATGAGTCTGTGTTGCGTTATTTCCTCTATAAGTTAAGTCATACTGCAATGCATCAACAATGCTATCAACGTCTTCTAACCAAGTTGCTTTTACATCTGAATCAAAACTTGACCATAATGTGTTGTAGTTATCAACCATGTATGCTTCTGCTTCTGCAATGATAAAATCTTTGTTAGCTACAATTAAGCGTCTTGCATTGAAAAATCCTGCATCGTAACCTACTGGATCTGTAATTGTATAGTTAACTGGAACTGACCCAGAACCATTATTTAAAATATTAACAATTAGATCAGTGCTTTCTTGCACTTTGTAAGTTCTTGTAGTAATGTATTTTAAACGATTTCTTGTATATTCTATTGTTCCTAGTGTAGGTTCAAGTTGATTATCTAGTACAACTTCCGTTGACGAAATTCCTCTACGATAAGCCATACCTGATTTTAATGAATTAAAAGTACTACCAAACAAAATGTCATACTCTAAACCATCTACAATATATCCAATATCTCTTGAACATTTTGATTCATTAAATGTAAAGTTAGGGTAATTTGTATTGACCCAAGTAATAGCACCTGCTTGTACACTTGATTTAAGTGCTGTAATTTCTGCACTAATAGTTGTAAAGTTTCCTGCAACCCAAGATGTATCTGGTGCAATTACACTTGCTAGTGTACCATCAGTATCAATAGTATCATAAATTTCTTGTACTCTTGTTTCAGCAAAAGTTTCAGCTGCCGCACTACCTGCTGTACCAGTTGTATCTTGTGTTATGTCATTGCCTGATCCGTCTCCGGCATCACTTACTGTAACTGCTGTCTCAGTAATTACATCTCCAACTACAACTTTTAGTCTAGCGTATGCTGCAAGTGTTTCTTCTTTTTCGCCTGCGCCATATACTGGACTACCGTCTACAAAATAGCTTCTTGATGCTACTGAAGTTTGGAAGTTACCGCCATATGTTAAGTCATAACGTATTGCGTCTAAGATGTATTCAACATCTCTTGCACATGTCTCTGCATTATACACAAAGTTTGATGCAAATGGAGCAATTGATCCTGCAACTTGTACAGCGATCCAAGCAGTAATTTCTTTCTTAATAAATTCGTAGTTTGCTTCAATTTGTGCAATTGCATTTAGATGACCTGCGTCACTTGCATTGTTTGATCCGCTTGTTGGTGTTGGGCCAACAGCTGGCATCGTATCTACAATACTTAATCCTGTAGCTAATACATTTTTAACAACTTCAATACTATTGTTTAATCTATTGTTTGATTGTGTAGTACCACCGTATCCATTGATATATGCTTGAGGTACAGTGTTTCCTGTGGTTGGAGTAATAGCAACATTTGAAATAATTTCTGAAGAAATATCTTTAATTCTATTTAAAGCATTTGTACTTTTAGCTTTATCATTTGCTAGTAGTGCAATTGCCGGTTGTGGTTGAACAACACTTGTACGAAGTTCATCGCCTACTACCGCTGTGTACTCTGGAAGAATCATTGGAAGTATTTCGTTATATGTACCTGTTTTAATAAACACTGTTGTATTTGGTAATACTGGTAATGCAATTGCTGTATTTGATTTTGCTTCAATGCCTGTAATAACAATATCAAGTAGTGTAGAAGCTTTTGTTTTACCTTCAGCTTCTGCTACTAAGTCTAAATCAATAACCTGTTGAGCTCTTTGATTAGTATTAATGCCCATTAGTCCTTGATAATTTATTGGTGTTGTGTTACTTAATACTTCATCAACAAATACTTTTAATTGTGCATATACTGCTTCATTAATTACACGCTGATCTCTTTGTACATTTGAAATATACTCATTTCCAGCAGCAGTATAATAAGAATTTGTAACTTCGGTTGTTTTTAATGTTCCGCCGCGACTAATATCATATACTAATGCGTCAATAACATAACAACAATCTTGTTCCAAGTTAACAAAGTTTACAGATGCGTCACCTTGCATACTACCAGTAGTATTAGTTAATATAACTGATATCCCGCCTGGTGTTGCTGCAATTCTAAATTCAGTTGCACTTACAATAGCATCTACATAGTATACTGTTCCAGCTGTTACGCCGCCTAGTACTCCGTCAAATACTATTGGTAATCCGTCTACTAAGTTTTCTGTTGAGTTACATGTAAAAGTACGTGAACCAGTAGCTGAAGCAGTAATAGTAACATTATAATTATGTTTTACCCAGTTTGATGCTTCTTTAACTAAAAACTGTTTGTTATTTTTAAGAATTTGTTTAGTCTTAGGATTTAAATATCCATTGCGTATTTGGTCTAAGGCATAACGTACACTACTAAAAGGTTTATCAATTGTTAAGCCTGATTCTGGTGCTGGTACATTATTTCCTAATGGTCCAACATAAACAACGTTATCAATTAAGCCGTAGTTTGCCCAGTCTGGAAATCCGTCAGTTGCACGTAAAATTTGTCCATCAACACCGATTGGAAGTCTTGTAGGTCCTTGATTACCATAATAAACTAAATCGCCTTCAACTTCAAGAGCTAATGCTTCACTACCTAATGTTAACAAGTTCCAGTAAGACGCTGTTAAATCGTTATCTGGTCTATTTGCTACTTCTGAAGTATGTTTAGCAATAACAATAAATGAACTTGCGCCATAAATTGCAACATCGCCTACTGCATAATTTCTTCCTGCAATCCAACTTGACGAATAACCAGTATGTGTTATAGTATCAATTGCTCCGCCAGTTACGCCAGTTACTGTTACTACAATATCGTTAGCTGGTGTAGTTCCACCAAGGTTTGCACCGGATAGCGTTATCACATCATTATTAGCATAACCTGTTCCTGCAAAGCCAGTAGACACACTAACTGTATATACTGTGTTTGATTTTACAATATCAAATTTTGCGCCTGATCCAGATCCGCCAGCTGCGTTTGCACCTGCAATCTGTGAAAAGTTTTCAGTACTTCTTGTCCATTTAACACCTGAGTTTAATCTACTCCAAAATGCTGCTTCTGGCGGCTCTTGATCTGAACTATCAGCAATAGCAACGTATGTTGTACCACCAATGCGAACAACATCGCCTACTTTATAAGAATCTAATGAACTCCAGTCTCCTTGGAAACTAAAGCCTGTTGTAAATACTTCCCAATCGTCTGGACTAGCTGTTGGTTGTGCATTTGTATTGTTTGTTTTAGCAACATATACATAACCGCCATACGTTACAGTATCACCAATTTGGTAAACTGTAGCATTTGCCCAACTGTCTTCAAATTGGAAGCCTTCGATAAACACATCCCAGTTTGCTGCTTCGTCTGTAATAAAGTTTGCTGCTGTATGTGGAGCTTTTGCAATAAACACGTTACCGCCATACTTTACAATATCGTTTACACGGTAACGAGTACCTAAAGTCCAGTCACCTGTATAAACTAATCCATCACTAAATAATTCCCATTTAGCTTGATCAGGTTCAAGTCCTAATGTCACAGTTGCGGCAGAAACGTGTGCAGTTTTACATAGGTAAACATAACCACCATATTTTACAAGGTCGTTAATTTTAAATCTTGTAGCTACAGTCCAGTCGCCCTTCCAATCAAACGAAGTAGCAAACTCTGTCCAATTGTCTAAATCTTCTTCAAGACCTAAATAGTCTGGAGCAACAAATGTAGCTGATGTGTGTCCTGTTTCAGCAATATATACAAGTGCGCCGTACTTAACAACGTCACCTGGTGCATAAGCATATTCTGGTTGCCAGTCACCTTGCCAACTTGTACCATCGGAAACAATGTCCCACTTTGGTATTGCGTTTGAAAAATCTGTATCAAATGCTGCTGAGGATGTGTGGTTCTTAATACATATGTATGATTTGCCACCAAAACTTACAACGTCATCTGCAACGTATGTGCGACTTGTAGACCAATCCCCTTGCCATACAAACCTAATTCTACCTAGTTTAAATTCTGCCATTTTTTAAAAAACTCCGTGTTCTTATATTTATCCTAATTGCCTGATCCACGTGTAGGATCGACAAATGTCTTCATGAAATACGCCATTGCTAGTCCGTCACCACTCCACCCTGCGTAAGGGCCCGTAACGTTAACTTTTACACCCATGTTTATACCAAAACCTTCTGCACCTTCTGGAATTGAAGATGTAATTTCGTCAGGTCCACCTACCTTAACAGTACCTGCTTGTAGCAAACCTGTAAATGTATCTGAACCACCTTGACTTAATCTGCTTGCAAGATAAGTTTTAATTGCCTTCTGTGTTGGAACAATGTTATTAGAATTAGCTACAAATGTTCCGTCTGTTGAAAATTCTGAAACTACTGTCGGTGATCCACCAAGTGCAACGCCGCCAATTGTTAATTCTGTTAGTCCTTCTAATCCAAACTCTTGAGCACTTAGTGTAACAATACCTGTTGCTTGTTCAACAGCAAATAAGTCACCAACTCTAAAGTTACCATCTTGGTCTGTACTTGAATAAAACACACGACCGTTGTTTGTTTCAACAATTTCATCTTGTGGTTCTAGTCCAGTGTTCTCTGGTAAGTTTGGATAATTAGATTGTATCTTATTACCATAACCAATATTTAAGAAGTCATGGTTTGTAATACGACACTGACTAAATCTACTACGTATTGTAAACGGTGTATCATTAGCTGGTGCTGTTTCTTGTGTTAGCTGAGGACTAATTGTTATTACTGCTTCTAAGTTTGGTGCTGTTGTTCCAAATAATCTTTCTGCTTTAGCAACACGATAAACAGTAAGATCGCCGTCAAACTGTAAGTTGTCACCTGGTGCAGGGAATCTAGTAATATCTTTAGCAATAAATCTTAAACCAGTTTGGAATGAATCACTAAATCCGTCACCTCTAATTGCAATTGCTGTTGATGTTGTATTATACCCTGCTCCAAAGTTAGTAAATGTCGGCGCACCTAATGTTCCGTTACCTACTCTTACTTGTATTAGTGCTTCTTCAGAGTTATTAGGATCAGTAATTTTCACTCCTGGTGCAGGACTTTCGTCATCGTATCCTGAACCTGGTTCTAACATACTTACTCCTGATATTGATGAACTCGATACTGTCGCTCTAGCTATTGCTCTACTTCCTGCACTAAATTTAATTGCTGAAGTACCTGCACTATCTATAGTTACGAACCATCCTTGTCGGGTAGTTGGATCTATTCCAAATCCTAATACGTTACTATCAATACCAACTAACTCAGTTTGTTCAAACCATGTTATCCCGTCTGGTGATGTATAACAATATCCAGTTGTGTTATCAACAGCAACAAATACACCTTGTGCATATTTAAAATCAGTAGCACTTACACTTACATCTGAAGTATACCAGTTAATGCCGTCAAAGCTATATGCTGCTGGTCTATTATCTTCTGATACTGCTACAAAACGTCCATTACCAAATTCTACATGTCTCCAATTGTAAACGGTTGAATCTCCTGATGGATCTATTGTTGTTTCGTTCCAAGTTACGCCGTTATCCGTTGAGTATATACCAGCATTAGCACTACCATCTACTGCTACAAATATTTCTTTTCCGTATGCAACTGCTCTATAATCATCATATGTTAAAGACGATATATCTACACTTGTCCATGTAGAACAATTATTCGTTGAGTATGCTAGTGTTTGATTTCCTACTGATGCAGCAACAAATACTCCGTTACCATATGTAACTGTAGTATATTGTCCACTTGATAGCGAAGGAAGATTTACACTTAACCAAGTAAGCCCATTTGATACTGAGTACAACGACTGCTGTCCATCTTTAGATAAAATAAACCAAGTATTGTTTCCGTGACATCCATCTACCCAAGGATTAACTCCGGTACCTGAAATAGGTAATGTATATGCTAAATCTAAGTTAAGATAATCAGTTGTACTTCTTAGTGTATCTGACTCTCCAGGAACAGCAAAAAAGTTTTCGCCGTCACTTATTATAAAGGAATATTCTGCACCATTTGGAATTGGCTCTAGATCAACTTTTGTAAAAGGTGGACGGTCAAAACTTATCCTTGGTTCAATAATATAAATGGATGTTGAATCAAATGTAGTAGTTAACGGTGTCCCAGGATTAATATGATCCCAACCAACTTCGTTAAATTGCATTGAGCCTGTTTCATTAGTTGGAACAAATTCTGCGCCGCCTAATGTTTCGGAAATTGTTATTTCACTGCCTGATAAATTAAATTTTTCTTTAACAAAATAAGTTACGCCTGCTGTTACGCCGCCGAATATTTCTGTAAAGAAAGATCCTTCCATTGTTCCCCTGTCAGCGTCTACAGCAAATTTATTTCCGGTTGTATTACCTTCCATTGCGCCAACTTCTGAAGTAACTACTACAGTATCAGTAACAGTTCTAACAATTAAATCGCCAGTTGCTGTTAGCAACGGAAGTGCTGCACCACCAGGTGCTTCCGATACTGTAAATGATGTTGCATCGTTAACAACCTGAATATAGTAAACAGTGTCGTTATCAATATTTCCAAACTCAACTCCATTAAACACAATAGGAGCATTTTGAATAAAGCCTGTTGTATCGTCTACAGTAATCAAGTTTGATACTGCTTCACTAGCTGTTGCAGTTCTAGTAATAGTATCACTAGACAGACTAAATTCAGTTCCACTTAAAATTGAATTTATAAAATATGTTTGCTTTTCACCAAGTCCGCCTATTATTCCTGTTTTAAATATTACTGGATTTAATGGAGTTAATGCGCTAGTATCTGCTATAACTAATCCATTATTTGATGCTTGTGTTTCTGTAACACTTACATTAACTAAAGATTCTGATATTGTAAATTGAGTTGCGTTTATTATATCTTGTATATAGTAAACTGAGCCTAATACAACTCCGCCCAGTGACGTTCCTGTAAACTGTATTGGCAACGTGGTTACCATATTAGTAGTGGTATCTGCTTTAAGATATCCAGTATCATCAGGATAGTTTAATGTAAAGTTTGGAATTTCGCCAGTAAATGTTATTGGAGAATCATCAGGATCTTCAATATTAACATTTGAAAGAGGCCACACTGCACCACCCTGTGATGTTGATATTTGTATAGCTTGATCATCTATTACATCAATAATATAATAGTCAAATCCTATAATTACTCCACCAAACGGTGTTCCACTAAAGTTAATTTTTTGTCCAACACGTAATCTTGTAGTAGTAGTTACGTACATATAGTTGTTTAAATTACCTAACGTACCAACTACACTAATTCCACTTTGTGATATACTGTTTATATCAATATCATAGAATGTTGGTGTAAATTGTATTTTCTGTCCTTCGTATACATTAAAGAATTGATTTGCTGAATCAGAACTAATTGTTAGTCTATTATCAGTTGCTGTACTTGCTACAATTTCTTGTGGATCAAAAGATTCCTTAACAATAGTTGCCTGCTTACTTGTTACATCATAGTCTGCAATTATACCGTACTGTCCAGCACCTAACCCTGATTGTACAACTAGCCTTGTGCCTTCATATTCTGCTGCTGTAGCAACTTCTGATCCTGCTAATGTCAAGTATTCAGTAGTACCAGTTTGTGCATTGTTTGTTTGTATCTTGTACCCTAACCCGCCTAGTCTTACATCTGCTGTTTCTAGTAATCGTGCTTGGAATATTGATCCTGTTCTCAACTCGTCTGCTTGTACTTTAATGCCATTGCCAGCACCAGTAACTTTAATATTAGCGTATCCTGTTGGAGTATTATTAGTAGTCTCTATAAAGAACTGTACATTATCACTTGTAGTTATTTGTGCTCCATAAAAACTTGTTGAACCTGTAATACCGTCCGTACCTCTTGGATATACTTTCATTCGCAACTGTGTGTTAAGTGCTGTTGTGTCTACAACTTTAAATGATAGTCGATACCATCCTTCTTCTAAAAAGTCTGCCCTTAAATTCGATGCTAATACAAGCCCAGCGCCTTCTAAACTTGTAAAAGCACCAGTATCAAAATTAAATCTTACTGATGTTTCAACTAGCGTGTTGCCAGAAAATTCAGTACCTAAGTCAATGTAGCTCGAGTCGCCTTTTTTAGCATGTATACTTACATTGTATCCTAGTGCAGATCCTTCTGGCACAGTTCCTACAAAAGATATTTGTTGTACCGCAGTAATTGCCAATTCGTCAACTGAAACTATAATATCGTTTTCAGGAGAACGTCCGCCAAAGGACTTACCTGATAATGTTATTTGGTTTCCAACAACATAACTTTCGCCGCCGTTATTTACTGACACTTGATACGCATCACTATTTACAGTTACGTTAAACGTAGCATTAATACCTGAACCACTAATGTTAATACCTGCTACATTAGTATATGTTCTACCTTGCGGACTAACACTAACATCTTGCCAAAAATACGCACTGTTTGACAACGAAGTATTACCTGTAATTTTCCAAGCAAACTCATTTTCATACGGAGTTGTCGGAGCTCTAATAATAGTTACATTACTGTCATTTTCCCATTCAGTTGAAATTAAATTATTACTTTCTTTCAAATAGTTAGTTGTTTTAGAATAGTATTGCTCGCCTGCGTGTGTATACTGAATTTTCAAAATCTCAGCATTTGCGCCTAATGCACTAACTGCTTGTGCTGTAGCTTCGCCCGATGTGTTATTAATTGTACCAACAGCAGGTGTCTCTGAAATATCAAATCCTTCAGCAACACAACCGTATGTACCATACGAACTGTTACCGTTTGTAGCTCTCATTTTTGCACCATCTTCAGCAAAGTAACCTGCGTACCCGTAGTATGAGAACACCGAAACAGCTTCTGTTAATGCATCGCCGCCTTTACACCAAATACCAATACCATCTGATAAAATTTGTGTAAAGTCGTTTGACACCATTGATCGGTTGCCGCCGTTATGCAATGTACTATCAATTTTCATGCCTGTACATCCTGTACCAAATGTTGTTACATTTTGCACGTATGGTGATTTGTATGTGATCCAAGCTCTTGTATCATCTGGTCCTTCACCCGGATCAAGTGCTACATAAGCTCCGCCTGTTGGGCGTCTTGTTAAGAATTCATTTTCTGCTGTTAGTGTACCACGTAGACCTTTAACAGTCATATTTCTAATACCTGTAGCATTTCTTACATGGAACATATCGTGTAATGCTTCGCCGCCGTAAACATACATATTACCAATATTAGTTGTTATATCAACTGAATCTGCTTGAGTTGCATCTTTAGTTTCTGCTACTGAAAATGTTGTAGGAGTAATTGAACTTCCAATTACATAATAAGTTTGTCCTGCTGTTACACCGCCTAGTATTGTACTAATCTCATCAACTGGGTTTAATGATACAAACTGTACTGGAGTATTATTTTCCATATTTAATGTAGATCCTACAGTAAACAAGTTCACATCACCTTGTGTACGAGTACAAAGTGTGTTAATTGGAGTTGCCGGTTGAATAGTAGTACCACGCAATTCGTCTCCGTTAAGTGCTGTATTTGCTGGAATTAGAATTGGTATTTGTTCGTCGTATGTACCTGCTCTAATAAAAATAGTTGAATATGCTGATTCGTTTGCTGGCGGAATTGTATCAGGAGATCCTGCAGCAAAAGACTCTAAATAAATTCTTTCAAGTGCATTAACTACTGTTAATGTATCACTTTCTAGTGTAAGAGAACTATTAAACCATTGAGCAGCAAATGCCACCTCTCCTGGATCTAAATCGTTAATGCCAATTCTGTCTGCTTCGAGCTGTTGATAGTTTACTGCTGGAATTGTATTAGTTAATGATAGTTCTATTAAATTAAATAGTTCTACAAAAAATACTTGGAAAAACAATCTCTGTTCAGCAACTGAATCATTTGTAAATCTGTTTGTACTTTCTAAATCAAAGTATGATAACGCTGCTGCAACAGTATTACAGTTGCCGCCACGTATTAAATCTCGTGTTACTGCATCTACTATTTGTCTTGCATCTCTTATTACTTTAGTATTATCAAAATCATATGATGATACAAAAGGATCAGCGCCTTCATTCTGTTGATATAAGAACCAGTTAAATGCTTCTTGAACAATAAATTCTTTATTCTTTTCTAATAGTACTTTTGCATTTTGTTGAAGTGTTCCTTCTAAAACATTAGCACATGCATAGTTAACTGATCTCCATGCAGTATCTGGTGTTGTACCGCGCCCAATAGCATCAATACCGTTTGTTGCAACATAGTAAACATTTGGTGTAAAGTCTAAGTCACTCCAAGTTGGTAGTCCGTCAATTACTTTTAAAATACTATTTTGTTCGCCAATAGCTAATGTAGTGTTTTCACTACTATCTCTTGTTATCATTTCGCCTGGAGTAGTTAAAATGTTTCTTTGATCATGTTGTAAGTACATAGTCCAGTATGTATTTTGTAAATCATAATCAGGTCTATTAACTAGCGAAGATGTGTGCTCTCTTAAGCAATAATATGTTGCATTTCCGTAATATGCAATATCATCAATATTGTATACTATATCTGTATTCCAACGACCTTCCCAACTAAATCCTGGAATCATTACTTCCCAGTAACCTGCTTTTGCGCCTGCAAATGTTATTAGTGCTTCGTCTGTTATTGTGCCGTCTGGTGCATGACTAAGTGTTATTGTAGCAATTTGTGAAGCATTAGATGAGTCATTATCTACACTTACTGCTTCAACTGTTTGGCCACTAGCAAAGCCTTCTCCAGTTACGGTCATACCAATAGTAATCGAGTTTGCTGATACCGAGTCACCAAAGTTAACTTGTAATCGTGTACCTGCTGAATCTTCAGCTTCGTATGGTGCTGTGATTACAGAGTTTCCAGGATTAACACCTTGACTGTCGACTAATGCAACATATAAATCACCGCCGTATGTTACAACACTACCAATTTTATAAGGAGTTACATTATCCCATATACCTTCTACATCAAATGCTTTACTAACTAATTCCCATGCATCAGTTGAATCTTCACCGTATGTTGTTGAAGGTGTATTACCTATGTTATTAATTACTATTGACTGGAATAAGTATCCACCGTATAGTACAATGTCGCCTGGTTGATAAATTGAGTTATTGCTCCAAACGTTTTCGTAATCTAACCCCGGTAGCCATAAATCCCAATAACTTTTAACCCAAGTTCCTTCGTCGCCGGCTAAGTTGTCAGTTATATCTGGTTGATATCCTGATACTCCTAAATCACCATTTTGAAAAATATTTCTTAATGTAACAAAATTAGGCTTTGATAAAACTGGTTGAATATAAGTATTAAACAATGCATAACCTAATGGATTATTCTCTTGAACGCCTAACTGATCTATTAGTGTCCATTCAGGAGAAAGACTTCCGCCATTCCAAAACTCTGACATTTCCCACATAGACCAGTTTAGTAAATACAAATATTCCTTGTATGCTATTTCAGCTTGTTCAGCATCTGTAATACTATATGTTGTAAGAAGTGATTCAGGATCTTCTGTTGCAATTACAGTCACATACTCGCTAGGATTAAATACTCCTGCGTTCATTGCTTCGATCATTGCAACATGTAAATCAGTTGTTTGGAAGTCTGGATTTTCTTGAGCTTGCACTGCTATTGCTAAGTCGGCACCCGGAACTGCTCCTGGAATACCAAACAAGTGTATTGTGTGCATTAAGTGTTCTAAGATTTCTTCAATATCTCTGTCACCAACTGAAGGATTAGGACCACTTGTATTTTTATACCAAACCATGTCATTAACTACATGACTATCTAAGAAATACTGATATCCTGTATAACTACTTACGTTTGCATCCTGTAACCAATTTGGAGTATAACTATCGCCACTACCGTAAGCAATACGCTGGGCAGCTGGAATTCCAGCATGTGGAGTTCCAATGTCTCCTCTTAGTGTTTTTATTAAATTCTTTTGATATTCAGCATTAATTCCGATACTATCAGGATCAGTTAATAACTGTACTGCCCTTGCAGTTTTTCTAAGCCATTCGTCTGGTACTGCAATTTGTCCGCCAATATTTGTTGCGGCAACAAGTTTTAATCCGTTTACTTCAATACTTCTATCAAATATTTCTCCATGGCGTCCGTCATCTTTAATTTGACCAGCATAGTAAAATTCATCTGATAACTCACCTAATATTGACGGAGCGTGACCCCAATTACATTTATAAATGCTTGGCCCGTATCTTACAAGATCGTTTAACTTATATCTTAGTGTAGAACTATCTTCAGTTGATGTTGCAAAGTCACCACGCCATTGAACGCCTTCTTGTGCAACTTTCCAAAACTTTTCTGTACTGTCGTCAATCGCAGTATAGTCGTCTTCTAATCCTAGTAAATCAGTTTCAGCTGAAACATGTGCTATAATACACTCATACGATGAACCACCATAGTTTACAATATCACCCGGACCGTATGTTGTACTTGATGTCCATTCACTTTTCCAAGTTTTAGATTCAGCATAGGTATCCCATTTATCAATGTCAGGATCAATGATGCTACCGCTGAGATGCTGTTCGTTACATTTATAAACAACACCACCAAAAATTACAATGTTATCTAGTGAATACTGCTGGAACTGTGACCAAGGACCTTTCCACGTTTGGCCTGTCATCATTAGTTCCCATTTAGGTTCAACAGCGCCTAAATCACTATAAAATGCATTAGATGTGTGAGGTATTAAACAAACATATGCTTTACCTTCGTATTGAACAATTTCATCTTTGTTGTATACGTATTGGTCTTGCCAATTACCTACCCAACTAAATCTTAATCTACTAATTTTAAATTCTGACATTCTATGCGGTTCCTTGATTCATTTTACGTATTTATGACACTATCTGACTTGGGTCATAAGCGTATGACTGATTAATTCTAACTACTAATTCGCCTTCGGAATTTACATAATAATACATATTTTTATTATCCCAACGATATTGATCCCATTGCAAGTTATCGTACGGACGACTGTGATCAATTTCTAAACGTCCATCAAAAAAGTCTACGCCATATTCAAACTCTGTAAAGTCATCTATTGATGCTCCGGGGTTATTAACTGTAATTGTATCAGTATCTTTTAACTGATCAATTTTTGCAAAATATAATGTTCCGTCTTCTTCTCTGCGTAATGCATAAAAGTATCTCGGTTGTCCTGTTCCAAGTAGTTCTGTTATACTTGGAGTTTGTCCTACATAATGTGTTGATGCCATTCCTTATCTCCTTAAAGTATTTCTACTGTACTTAAAATAACGTCAACAGCATCGCTAACATTAGTTTTTACATATAAATTATTATTTGGTGTAAGTATTAATTTCTCGCCACCGTTTAGTACTCTTAAACTTGTATTTGGCGGAACAATTAATTCTTTAGCATAATATCCAGTAACACTAGCATCATCTTGTAATTCAATGTCGACTAAAATAACACCTTCGGTTAAATTTGCTAAACTAAAGCCAACTACAGTTACTCTAGCATTATCGTTAGTTGCTATTATTTCGGTACGTTCTGTTCCTACGTTTGCTACTACTACGTTTTTAAATGTTGTTGCCATATCTTTATCCTAATACCAGCACTGTTGATAGTGCAATTTCTTCTGCGTCTGATCTTGTAATACCTGCGCCGGCACCAGCAACTGATACCCAGTTAGTTCCGTCCCAAATTTCTACACGTTGATCATCAGTGTTAAATCTCATTTGACCAGTTTCTGTATACGCAAAAGGTGGTCTTTCTCCTGTTCCACCTGACGGTAAAACTATACCATACGGTCCGTCAAATTTTACATAACCGTTTCCAGTATTCTCAAATGTTGTTATACTATTTGTAACAGTATTTGTTATAGTGTTGTCTTTGAATGCAAAGTTATCAAATGTTACTGAGCCTGTTCCGTTAGCTGTTAAGCTAAGATTAGTATTAGTTGATGTTGTTTCAATTACGTTTCCGTTAATTTGAATATCATCTACATTAATTTGCGGTGCTGTTAATTTTTGATCATCGATAGTAACTATAGTCGAGCCTTGAATATCAAATCTAATTATACCATCATTTGCGCCTTCAGTTAATTCAGCAGTAACTTTAGTGTCACCGTCTAAGTCTTCAACTCCTTTAAGATTTATCCAATTAGTACCGTTGTATCCTTCAAAGCGGTTTAACTGATTATTGTATCTAAGGTGTCCAGCTACCCCTGCTGGACGATCTGTTGTGTTGCCTACAGGAAGTTTTACTGCTCCTGTTGCATTTAAATTAATTATTCCGTTTCCTGGTGTAAGATTAATTTCACCAGTAGTTGTAATTGTTGACCCGTTAATATCAAAGTCGTCAATGATTACTGAACCTGTACCATTTGTTCTAAGTTCTAAATCACTACTTGATACTGTTGTAGTAATAAAATTATCATCAATTAAAATGTCACCAGTTGAAAAACTATTTGATGTAATAGTACCTGTACTTGTAATATTTCCTACACTAAGTACTCCGTCAACTGCTAAGTTATTTGTAATTTCAACATTGTTATTTGGTATTAATATTTGACCAGTGCCATTAGCACGTAGTTCTAAGTCTGCACTAGTTTCAGTTGTTGTAATAGAATTACCGGATAATTGTATCTGTTCAAATTGTATAACACTTGCACTAATAATAACTTCGCCAGTGACATCTAAGTTACCAGTTAAATTGATATTACCAGTTTGTGTTACATCACCTGTATGAGTAATATCACCTGTAACTGTTATATTTTTTAAATTAGTTTGACCTTCTACTGTTAAGTTTTGTTCAACTACAACATTGTTAGTAGGTACAATAACTTCACCAGTTCCGTTAGCACGTAATTCTAAATCACTACTTGATACTGTTGTAGTAATAAAATTATCATCAATTAAAATATCACCTGTACTAAATCTATTTGCAGTAATTGTGCCCAACGAAGTTACATTGCCAACACTAATTGTTCCGGTAACTGTTAAATCGTTGTTAATAACAACATCATTAGACGGAATTAATACATCACCGTATTCAGTAGCACGTAATTCTAAATTTGAATTAGTGTCTGTAGTTGTAATATAATTTGTTTCAATTTTAATATTTTCAAACTGTGACACTCCAGAAACTGTAACATTTCCAGTAATACCTAAATTACCAGTTAAATTAATATTACCCGTTTGTGTTGTGTTACCTGTTTGAGTGACGTTACCTATAATAGTTGTATCTTGTAAATCACTTGTACCAGATATAGTAAAATCTTGATCAACTTTTAAGTTATTAGATGGTATGTTTATAACACCGGTGCCATTAGCACGTAAATCTAAATTTGCATTAGTATCTGCTGCTTCAATATAGTTGTCTTTAATTATAATAGAGTCAGTTGAAAAGCTCTTTGATATAATTGATGTTGCAGTTGTATTAGTTGCGGATATAGTTCCATCAACAGTTAAGTTGTTTGTAATTTCTACATCATTGTTTGGTACAAGAATTTTACCAGTACCATTAGCACGTAGTTCTAAATCTGCACTGGTTGTTGTAGTTGTAATATAATTGTCATCAACTAAAATTTCTTCAAACTGTGCTGCGCCTGTAACATCTAAATTTTCAGTTACAGTTACATTACCTGTAACACTTGTGTCGCCAGTTTGATTATTTGCGCCTGCGTGTGTTACTGTTCCAGTAATATTTGTGCCAGCAAGAGTAGTTGTACCACTAACTACAAACCCTTGTGAAATTTCAAAGTCGTTGCTTGGCACAATAACTTTGCCTGTGCCGTTAGCACGTAGTTCTAAGTTTGAACTAGTAACTGTAGTTGTAATAAAGTTGTCAGTTATTTGAATATCATCAACATTTACTTTATCTGTAAAAAGTTCTGACCAAGTTTTAGATGCACTACCTAATGTATATGTACTTGCTGTTTTTGGAATAATGTCGGAATCAATTCCTGCTACAATTTGTATTGTATCGCTTGCTTCGTCGCCGATTGTAATGTTGCCGCCGATTGTAACATTGCCTGTTACATCTAAGCTACCTTCTACATTTACGTCTGATTTTAAATTAATTATTCCATTAGCAGCTTCAAACTCAGCATCTTGTGTTAGTGTTTCAAGTTTATTTCCGCTAATACGCCAGTCGCCAGTTTCAATTTTATTGCCGTCAACAAACGTAGTATTTGCGCCAGTTGTAAAAGAAACACCATTAGTTGTATTAATTTCAAATTCACTAACAGCAAATGTTACATTACCTGTTTCCTGGTTAACATAAAATAAATCACCAACTCTAAAGTCGCCTTTGTGGTCAACCGAGTTGTAACGGATCTTTGCTCCGTTTGTTTCAACAATTTCGTTTGCTTGTATTACAGATTCAGTTTCGTTAGTTACTTCTTTACCATTACCAATGTATGCTAGGTTTTGTCCAATTGCATACATAATAACACCTGGACCGTTTCCAACTAATCCAAAATTACCGTAAACACTTGCTGATGCAATAAGTCTAACTTCTGCACCAAACTCACGCAAATCAAAACTAGAAATAGTTGTTGCTGTTGCACTGCCGTCTGTAATACTTTGTGGCGTTAAATCAAACCCGTCTAATTCTAAATATCCACTTACATAAACATCGTTGCCATCTACGCTACTAATAGTGCCTGTAAGCACTGTAGAAGCGTCACTGCTAGTGATAGTTAATGTATTGCCTTGTGTAAAGGTTCCTGTAATGCCCGCTAGTGTGAGCTTTGTTTTGCCCGCATATCGTTGACCGCCTTTGCTGTCAAATGCAAACATTGAACGATTAGCAAAGTATGTAAAACTATTAAGCCATTCAACTCTAGCACCGTTCGTCATTGTAATTGCATCAACACCTGGTGTAATAAATGTTGCACTATGGAATAGTAGTGCTGTGTTTACTGAACTTGCTGTGCCGTATGCACCGTCAATATACGCACCTTTACCTGCATCGCCTGCGTCAAATCCTCTTGGATCTAATGCACTTACTGTTGTACCAGTTGTAATTACTGTAATGTTTCTAATATATGGCGAACGTGATGTTGCTGTATAATCTGTTGCATAACGGAAAGCATAACCGTTGTCTGGGAATGTCCTAGTATCGCCATTACAACTAAATGATAAACCTGATATAAACGGATTGGCCAATGGCCAATTGTTTGGTCCATCGTGATAAACTGTTAAAAATCCTGTTGCTTCATTATATGTTGTGCCTGCTGTTACATTATATGTTGTACCGTCTGCTGTTACAGTGCCTCCGCTTACATATGTGTGTGCAAATGGTGCTGTACCAGCTTGAACAATAAAGAACGGATTTGTTGAATCTGTATATGTTCTAGAATAAAAATTACCACCACTTTGAAATCCAGTAAGTGTCAGGTCTTCTACAGTTGATTCGCCATTAAGCAAGACTGCATCATTATAGCGAGTTTGTGTTGTAGGACGAACAATTACACTTCTAATACTTTCGCCTTTTAATGTTACTCCTTGCGGAATAGTTAATGGAAATATTTCAGTATAATCGCCTGGGTAAATGAATACAGTATCGCCGGCGGTTGCTAAACTAAGTGCATATTTTATAGTTGCTACTGGATCTAATAAATGTGTACCTGTATTTGCATCATTACCATTTTGAGCAACATAGTATATGTTACCATATCGTTGCGTTAAGTCAATACCTTGTACAGTTAAATCTACAGTATTAATTGCAGATGATTCAAGGTTATTAACGTAAACATTAGCCCATTCTTTTCCAGAAGTATCTGGATTACTACCAAGGTCGTATGTATTGTTTAAGTCTGGTATTATAGCACTTGCAACTTCAGCATTAAAGATAACATTATCAGTGTTTGCATCACCAATATTAATATTACCATCTGCTGTAATATTTCCACTTGCATAAATGTCACCAGTTACATTCATATCCGAATGTACATCAACTGAGCCTGTGCCATTTGGTCTTAGCTCTAAGTTTACATCTGCTGACGAGTCATCGTTATTTGTTGAGATAGCATTGCCTTCAATATTAATACTATCAACTTTTAATCTGTTTAGTGATACAACAGTATCAAATGTAGCAATGTTTAGGTATGGTTGTGTTGTACTAATTGTGTTACCAACAACTTGTATATCACCAAGTGTTGATTGATTAGTAACAATTAAGTCTGTAGTTTGTGTAGTTCCAGTAACATCTACCTCGTACGCAGGAGCTGAATTCTTGACGCCGATACGCTGATTATTTACATCTAGGTATAATAGGTCGGTCTCAAATGCTAAATCTATCCCATTACGGATAAGATTCGACTTCAAGAGCGGACCGGATATGCGACCAACAGCCATCTTTTCTCCTTGTACGGGGATCCTGTCCCTCTAGCCTAAGTTTTCAGCTTGCGCTCTTTGCTGGCTAACCACAGTTTGACCCTGCAAGTATTGGTCATACTTTGCATTAATAGTATTTATCGTTTATAGAAAAAAGGGGTTACTTACCCAAAGATTAGAGTGTATTCTAATATGAGATCATCCATATCAGCTTGGCTAATGGAAGCACTTGTGCCTGCAGCTGTTATGAATGTAGATCCATCCCACACTTCAAGTACACTATTCTCAGTGTTCCATCTAGTCATACCTTCATCTGGTGTAAAGCTAGGCTGTTCAGCTGTAGTACCTGCAGGAATTTTTAGTGCAGGTCCAATGAATTTTGTTGTTCCATACAATGTGTTTCTAATAACTAAGGCTGCTCCAGCATTATTTTGAATCTTGTTTGCTGTAAAAGTAATATCGTCAATTTCTAATTTACCAGTTGCTTTAAGATCAAGATCTGACTGGCTTATTGTAGTTTGTATGGAACTATTATTAATAGAAATATCATCAACTTGTAAGCCGTTAATTTGTAATTCTGAAGAATTTACTTCTCCTGATATTGTTCCAGGAGTTATTATATCTATAACATTATTTGTTGGATTTGCTGAAATAGATGTTGCTCTATTACTTGAAAACACTCCGTTAAAATAAATGTTATTACTATTTTTAGATCCTTCAAAAACATTTAAATCTGTATTAAATCGTAAACTATTGTTAGAGTTTTGATTTTCTAATGTTGTTCCTTTAGGTATCAATAATGCTTTTGACGAATTAACATTAAAATTAGTTGTTGCTAACGTAATCTCAGTACTATCAGTTAACATTGTATTATTATTAATAACAAACTCTTCAACAAGTGTATTCTTAGCAGGATTTATTTTTCTAAGTTCAAGATCAGAACTAGTAACAGTAGTTGTAATAACATTATCAAATATTTTAATATCAGAACTTAAAGTAGCTTGGTCTAATACTAGTTGTGAATTAATATTAATGTTATTAGTAGTTAATGATCCAAGAGATAAGTTATTGTTGATTTGTACATTATTTTCTGGTATTACTATAGAGCCAGCACCGTTTGCTGATAGCTCTAAATCAGCTTGAGATTCAGTTGATTCAATAACATTATCGTTAATTAAAATATCATCAAATTGTATTTCGCTTTCAATATTTGATGTTGTTGCTGTAATGTTACCAATAATATTTAAATTACCGAGCTGATTTCTATTACCAGTTTGTGTAATCGAACCGTCAACAACAGTATTTTTTAAATTAGTTATTCCGTTTAATTGTAAATTTTGTCCAAGTAACGCATTTTCTTTTATTTTTACTTTTCTGCCAGGATAAGCTCGTAATTCTAAATCTGCATGAGATACTGTAGTTGATATAAAGTTATCATCAATTTCAATAATGCTATCTGTAATTACAATTTCATTTAAGTCTAAGTCTTGACTTACGTTAATGTTACCTGATGTTATCTCAGCAGCAAATAAGTTATTTGTAACATTAACATTGTTTGAAGTAGTTACATTTCCTGTTTGATTTGCTTTTAACACTAAATTTGGATCAAGATAATCGCCAGCAAATAGTATTGAATTAAAATATCCTTGATTGTTAAATTCTTGTTTAACAATATCGTCGACTGCATTTTTAATAAATGTGTCCCATACTGCGTTATTAGTTGTGCCGTTGGCAAAATATTGTAAGTATGCAATATAATCAGTAGTCGTAGTCGAACCACTTCTGTTTACATCAACTAAGTCATTATTAATTAAGAAATTAACAAGATTTTTATCTACTTGATTTGGATAATTAGCAGCTGTTGCACCACCAATAATAGCTTGTATTATTGGCGGAATACTTAGTGAATCAGTAAATTCTCCGCTTGACCTTAACCCTTCTCTTATATTTTTTATTTGGTTGTCATCAATAGTAATATGACTTCCTATTAAATCATTTGAAATTGTTAATTCTTTAGCAACAGCATTACCTGTTAAATTATAATCTCCGACTTGTGTAGTAGTACCTGTAATATCAACTGATGAATTAAAATTAACTTGAACTGGAGTAAAAGTTGTAACAAAACCAATGTCTTCAAACATACTAACATTGTCCCATTCAACAATGTTATTGACTGAACGGAAAATAATATCAATTGCTGTACTTTGTGGTACAAAACTGTATGTTAATACTTCATCAGCAGTAAGTCCTGTAGTATTACTCCATTCCTGTAGTGTTCCTACTCCAGACTCAAATATTCTTAGATAGAAAAACTCACCAGGGTTATCAGCGAATCTAAATTGTGCTTCAAAATCATATGTCTTTCCCGGTTCAACTGTAATTTCTTGTGATACGTTTCGTGCCGCACCAATTGCATCAATTCTTAAATTTCCATTTGATGCTGTAGCAAAGCCGCCGCCTGTTTGTTGCCAACCTGTTAGGTTAGAATCGTAAGTGCCATTAACAACAAGTTCAGGCCCATATTCATAATTAGTTGAACTGTTTTGTAATAATACAGAGTTAGCATCTAAGTTTTGAGTTACAATTAACGAATCTTGTATATTGATTATACCAGTACCAGATGCACGTAGTTCTAAATTTGCATGTGTAGTATTAGTTTCAATGAAATTTTGTTGTATAGTAATTTCACTAACATCAGCTGTAAACATTTGTGTATTTTGTGCAACATTAAGATTATCTACAGTTATATTGCTTGCTGACAAGTTGTTAATAACTTTTACGTTTTCATAAGGTACAAGTATTTTACCAGTGCTGTTAGCACGTAATTCTAAGTTTGTATTGGCGCCAGTTGACGTAATAAAATTATCATCAAATTGTACATTGCCAAGATTAACAGTTTGTGTTACGTCTAGCCACCCTGTAACATTTAAGTCACCTGTAATATTTCTATTACCTGTTTGATTATATGCACCTACGTGAGTTAGTGTTCCTGTAATTCCAACGTCTTGCAAACTAGTAATTGAAGATGTTTCAAAGTCATTCGTTATTTCTAGACTGGTATCAAATACAACATTACCTGTTCCGCTTGCACGTAGTTCTAAGTCTGCACTAGATTCAGTTGTAGTAATAACATTGCCATCTATTTCAATTTCACCAACAGATAGTTTATCTAAGTTAGTTTCTAGCCAAGGGCGTTGTACTTCGCCTAATGAGTGTACTTGATCTCTGTGTGGTTTAAAATCTTGTTCAAATTCAACATTAAAAACTAACCTATCGGCAGCTGTATCTCTTCCAGGTTGGTCGCCTGCAATATTTAAACTTCCGCCAAATGTAAAGTTATCTCTAATATCTAGGTTACCAGTGATATTAGTATTATCTTTAAAATCAATCTCTGCAGGCGAATCAATATCTAAGTCTCCTACAACGGACACAATGTCATTGCCTGATATTCTTATATTACCTGTTGTGATATATGAACTGTCAATTGTAGTTGTACCGCCTGGACTATTAATAACTAATCCTGACAGTGTATCAATGTCAGCAGTATCAATAGTTAAACTAGTATCACCTGTTTCTAAATTTACAAAGAAATTATCACCGACTCTAAAGTTACCAACTTGGTCTGTACTAACATGATGTATTTTTCCTGAATTTGTTTCAACAACTTCGTTTGCTTGTACAACTAAATCTAAGTCATTTGTACTGTCTGTGCCTGCACCTATATAAGCAAAGTTATGTTGTATTAGGTACATTAGACAGTCTGCGCCGTCTGCTACAGCGCCATACGTGCCGTATACGTTTGCTGACCCTATTGAGCGTAGCTCTGCACCATAAATTGTTGTACTGCCGTCTATACTAGTACGACCTTCTGTTCCATTAAACGCATACAAGCCTCTGTTAGCAAAATATGTAAAACTATTAAGCCATTCAACTCTAACACCGTTGGTCATATTGATTACATCAGCGCCTGGCGATATAAATGTACAACTATGGAACAACATTGTTGCCCTTGGGCTTGCAGAATCTAATTCATCCCCATCAATCCAAGCACCTCTACCTGCATCACTGCCTCCCGGAGTAGTAGGATTAGTTAGTACAGTTACATCTTGAATATAAGGACTACGTTCACTCATTACACCATTGGGCGCAAAACGGAAGGCATAGCCTGTGTTGTCTGTACTATTGTAAGTAAAGTCTTTGATTGTTAAATTACTAACTACTGTTTTATCACTAAGGTGAAATATATCTTTATCACTTGTGCCACTAGTTGGTGTAACAACGGTATTTCTAATGTCTGTACCAATTACAGATACAAATTCTGGTACTACTAACGGAGCAATTTCTTCGTAAACTCCAGGCAATACTAAAATTGTTAAAGGCTGATCTCCGCTTGCTTCTGTCCTTGATAGTGCTTCTTTTATTGTAGCTAGTGATCCTTGAGGTGAATCGCCAGCTTGTGTATCGTTGCCACCTTTTGATACATACAGTATTCCACCGGGTCGTAGTGCAACATTAATTCCGCCAATTATAGCTTGATCAGCTGATAGTACTTGTCCATTTATAAGTCTTGAATAAAGTGTGCGCCAACGCTTAGTATCTGTTCCTAGATCATATGTATTACTTTGATCTGGTATAATACTTGAATTTACATCAGCATTAAAATTAACATCATCAGTATCTTCGTTACCAAGTGTAAGTGTTCCGCCAAATGTAATATTTCCAGGAGTTTCTAAATTTCCGTAAATATTTAAATTATTAAATATTTCAGTAGTAGCAGTTCCTCGGGGTATTAAATCAATATTAGCATGTGTATCTAACGTTCTAATAGTATTATCATTAATACGTATACTACCGTTATCAAGAGTTCCAAAACGAATTGCTTCAGCCGCATCTAATGTAATGTTTCCTGATGCTGAAATAGTGTTGTTTTGAATATTAAGATTATTTAATGGAGATGATAAAGAGTCTGTTATTAAATCAGTAGTACTAGTAGTACCTGTAACATCAAAATCAAAACCCGGAGTAGAAGTATTAACACCAATTTTACCTGTGTTTACATTTAAATATAAAAGTTGTGTTGTGCTGAGATCGTTACGAAATGCTAAATCTTTTCCTTGACGTTCAAGATTTGCTGTTAATAATGGTCCTGATATTCTACCGACTTGGCTCATACTGTACTCCTCATACAGTATTTATTGAATTTACTTATCGAAGTTATGTAGTACTGTAATTGGTTTAGCAATATCTGGAGCACTAGTAAAATCTAAATAGTATCCTGTAAGTCTTGCTAGGCCTGTAGCATCAACAGTTCCTGCAGATGCAGCAGTAAACGTTGTTCCTGGAGTATTATTAGCTGCACTATGTTCAGATGCAAAGTCTGTTGATCCTGTAGCAGTAATAATATATTCTGATCCTATATTAAAACTTCCTGAAGCAACTTCTTGGCCTGTTCCTGTTGAACTTGGATTTTGTACCATTGTAAAGTTAGTTGTTGATAATTGATAAACATTTTCAACAAATACTAATATGTTGTCTGCTGTAGCAGGTGCTTTATATGTACTATTAGGATCTTGGCTATCTAAAGGACCAAACAACTCAATAGTAGCATCGCCGTTGCCTAGTGATTGTTTAACAATTCCTGGATCGTTATTTGGCTCTTTGTATCTTACACTACGCCACTGACTTTCGGAATAAACTTCTAGTTCATTAAGTGTAGTATTGTATCTTAAATGTCCGGAAGTATTCACTGTCGGACGTTCTGCTGTTGTACCTTTAGGCACAAGCATTACATTAGTCGAGTCCATAATAACTTGACCGTTTACATCATACTTTACACCTTTACCGTAAATATTACGTAAGTTTGTGTTTTGTGCCTTTAATAATCTCATTATACTTCCAAATAACTTACCATTGCTGCTAGATTGCTATTTGCATCTCCTACAAATGTTAACTTTTCTCCTGCACTTAAAATAACTTTTTCACTATCAAATGTAAAAGTTTCTCCTGCTGGTAAGTCAAGTTCTCTTATTACTATTGTAGTAGCAACATCTAGTGCTTGATTATTTTTTCTAAAATGCATATCAAATTGTGCATTGTTTGAAGCTGGTGATGCTCCACTTGGACTATAAGTATTACAAACCATTATGCTTGTTATAGCGTATGTTTTTCCAGTAGGTGCAACGAGTAAATCTTGTTGTGTACCGTCTAATTGTAAGTTTTCAATTGCCATGTTATTTTCCTTAAAAAAGCATACTATATAATAATGCTCTATTTTTACTTATTAATTCGTCTTGGTAGTTAGCGTCATTGATGAAATAAATTCCGCTTTTTCCTGTGCCTTGACTTTTTGCATAAATTTTAATACCGTTAATTGGTGCGTTTGGATTAATTAATACATCGTCGCCGCCTGGTGTTTTTGTTATTTCTAAAACATCTTTAATTTTTACAGAACCTGAACCTTGTGATTCTAATATTAAATCACTATTACTTTCTGTTGTAAAAATATTTGTTCCTCTAATCTCAATATCTGAAAGATTAATACGGTTATTATAAAATGATGCAACAGTATTGCCTTCATTTGTAACTGAAATAACTGTTTCAGCTGAAACAGCTCTACCACTGTTTATTTGATAATTTGATTTATTTCCACCTGTTGAATTATAATTTATTTCAATAGATGTAGATGACGGAATACTATGTACTATAAATCCCGACGGGGCGTTTAATCCTTGTATAATTGCATCATTAGGACTTGAAGTAACACCTGATATTATAATAGTGTCATTAACAGCATAACCGTGTGTATTTTGTGTTGATACTATAGTGCGTGTACCTACTTCAAGTATTGATGTAATAATATTATTTTTGTCAACAACTTCTACTGAAGAATTGTCTTCAGCAATTTTGTCAATCTTAATTGTTTCTAGACTGTAATCTACTAGTTCTCTTACAGCCTTTGCATTTGGAATATGATCATCATCTTGTGTAATAGAATTTGTTAAAGCATCTGGAGTAATAACTCCATTCTCATAATTCCATATTTTTAATTCATAATTATTAGTACCTGAAACACTTATTACACCATCGTTAGTATCAATATATAAATTAGCATCTGATATAATTCCAGTTGTTTTAAGAGGTAATAAACTTTCTGCACCAATAGTACCAACTGCACCTAACCAAACGCCTATGCCAGTGTTGCCGCCTAAGTCCCATGATATACCATCATCGTACACCCAACGAGAATTTGCAAGTGATCCACGTTCAATTTCTATTCCACTACTACGTGGTCTATCAAGAGAAGCAGGTAAGCCTTCTTGATCATTATTAGCACTGAGCACTATTATATTATCGTTAATAGTAGTAATCGTAGATTCAATTGTAGTTGTTCCGCCAGCAATTTCTAAATCACCTTTCACAACTACTTTACCTGATCCGTCTCCAGTTCCATTAGTTGTATCAAGGGTAATAACACCGTTTAGTCCTGTTATTATTCGATAATCTGTGTCTGTTGTCCTAATTATCTTAGACATGTGTTATGTTGCCTCCGTTAACAATAAGATACTAGATGTTGAATCATTATCAACTTCGTATGTATATACGTTGTTTTTAAAATCTGTTATCAATCCTTGTGCTATTTGAGAGATAAAAATAAATGTTGTACTTTTTAAAACATATCCCATAATAGACATTTCATTGTTGTTTAACTCATTTACTTGTTTATTAACAAGTGTACAAACACCTTCATTGCCATGATCATCTTTGACTTTAAAAGTTTTTCCAGATAGTTGCGCCAAGACAACTCCGTAAAGAGTTGCCTTAGCGTTTCCTATTTTAACTGAAACTACTAAGTCCTTTAATGACTGTAATAAATCATAAAAGATGTTTATAGGACGTTCCATTAAGTTAGTCCTTATGCGTCTTCTGTGAAGTCGTCGTCATCGGTTCCAACTAATGTGTTGTCGTCGCCAGCTTCTTCAACTTGTGCTGCACCATCTGTAGTACTTGTACTAAAGTTCCATGGAACACTTTTGCCATCATAAGCATTACTACCTGTTGCACTTGGTGCTGACAATGTAGCTTTACGTCCAGAAATTTTACTTACTGTGTATGTTTCTGCATCGTCCATTTTGAATGAAACACTCATTTCGCCTGCCGCTAATGCTGCTGGTAGTTTACCGGTTGTTAGTGTACAAATATGCTCACCTGCTGTACCAATTTCTTGACATACAAATTTCTTTGATGCTTTTTGTTTTACAATAAAGCCTTCTTTAACTGCTGAGCCGTTATGAAAGTTTACTTTGATCTCAGATCCGCCAGCTGTTGGTGTTCCGAATAATCTTTTGTTTAGTGGTCTTCCCATTTGTTTTCTCCTATAAAAAGTAGTCCTATGCCCGTTCTATGGGCTACGCTGTGGGTACAGCATAAGTCCGCCTTGCGGCACACTATCTGACATATGTATTTATCTAAAGAGAAAAAAGGCCTACCGCTTCAGTGGGTAGACCTTTTAATAATAAAGTGATAGGTTGGACTTTGAGAATACCAACAACCTCCTAGTAGCTCTCGCTAAATTCGGAGGAGCCTAGCATCGGATAGTTACTTCCAAAAACATATCTTTGTATCTCTACACTCATATGTTGCCACTACAGCTACTAGCCAAGTTGTGTCACTACGCAACACCGTTCCTTGCACTATCTA